CCGGTAAAACTACAGCTCTAATAAAATCAGCTGTTGATGCACAAAGTAAGGGTATTTTACCAGTACTAATTATTACCGAACAAAAATGGGGGTTTGAACACGCTAAACTTTTGGGTTTTGATTGTGAAGAAGTTGTGGACAAAACTACCGGTGAAGTAGACTGGGACGGATTCTTCCTATTCAATAACGATTTTCAGTATATAGAACAAATAACTGATTACGTAAACGAGTTGTTAGATGCTCAAGATAAGGGAGAATTAGAATACGATTTATTATTTTTGTGGGATTCTGTTGGTTCCGTACCATGTAAAATGACATTTGATGGTAAAGGTGGTAAAATGCATAACGCAGCTACCTTAGCTGACAAAATAGGTATGGGGTTAAACCAAAGAATAGGTAAATCAAGAAGACAGGATTCTAAATACACAAATACACTAGTAGTGGTAAATCAACCATGGGTAGAACTACCAGACAACCCATTTGGACAACCAAAAATTAAGGCAAAAGGAGGAGAATCTTTATGGTTAAACTCCACTTTAGTTTTTAGGTTTGGAAACCAAAAAAATGCGGGGACAACAAATATTTCTGCTGTTAGAGATAAAAGAAAAGTAAAATTTGCCACCAGGACAAAAATAACCATTATGAAAAATCACGTAAATGGTTTGGGTTATGAGGATGGTAAAATTTTAATAACTCCACATGGGTTTGTTTCTGGAAGAGAAGCGGTAGAAGAAAAAAAATCAATTGAAAAATATAAACAAGAATATGCTACATTTTGGACTAACCAATTGGGGTCCGGTGGCGATTTCGACTTAAAAATAGAAAAAGAAAATGACTAAATTAAAAACAGGAGACAAAGTAAAAGTACATTATGTAGGCACTTTAGGAGACGGTACCAAATTTGATGACTCTAGAGATAGAGGAGAAAGTGGGTTAGAATTTGTTATTGATGACGGAAACTTACTTATGGGGTTTAATGATGCGGTAAAAAAATTAAATGTTGGTGAAAAAGTTAATGTAGAAATAAAATCAGAAAAAGCTTACGGTAAGTATATGGAAGAAGCTGTAATAACAGTACCTAAGAGTGACTTCCCACAAGACATGGATTTCCAACTAGAAGGGTTTGTACAAGGTAAGGATGCAGAAGATAGACCAGTACAAGGACAGATAGTTAAAATTAATGAAGAGGACATCAATTTAAATATGAATCACCCACTAGCTGGTGAAGATTTAAATTTTGAAATTGAGTTATTAGAAGTAGTAAAGTAAAAAAAATTGTTTAACCTTTTAAAAGTGTGTTTTGACAAGAACATTATTAGTTGACGGAAATTCTTTATTAAGTACGGGTTTTCATGGTATAAAAAATATGTATAATGGTGCAGACCACATAGGTGGTCTGTATCATTTTTTAAACAACCTAAGAAAACACATTGATAGTTATCTCATAACAAAGGTTGTTGTGTTTTGGGATGGTAAAGAAAATACACACCCACGTCTTAAATTATACCCAGATTATAAATTAAATAGAAGATTAAAAAAGAAATCGGAAGATGACCTACAATCCTACTCTAGACAAAAATTACGTGTACAAGAATATCTAGAAGAACTTTACGTTAGACATTCTACGTTTGATTTATGTGAAGCAGATGATTGTATAGGTTATTATTGTGACAAATCTAAAGATGAGGAAATTATTATTCTTACCTCGGATAGAGACCTATTACAACTCATATCCCCAACAGTGTCGTTATACATAATTTCATTAAATAAGTTATTTAAATATGGGGATATGGTACCATTAAACGGCATAAATATACCTCACAACAATGTAAGGTTGGTTAAAACTATTTGTGGTGACTCTTCGGATAATATATACGGTATAAAAATGGTAGGGGTAAAATCGTTAATAAAAATAAAACCGGAAATACTAGAAGGAAAAGTTACACTAAAACAAGTCATAGACACAATCAACGAAAAAGACAAACCCACACAAAAAGAAAAAAATATCATAAATGGTATAACACAAAACAAACAACAACAAAACATATTATACATCAACCACACTATTATAGGTATTGGTGAACAATTTTTAACAGAAGAAGCTATAGAAGGAATAAAAGGATTATCAAAAGAAGCCATAGACCCAACAGGAAGACACTGGAAAAACGCTCTAGGCTTGATGATGTCAGATGGAATTCTTAATATTTTACCTAAGAAAGATGATGCTTGGGTAGATTTTGTAAGGCCATTTTTAAGATTAACAAGAATAGAAAAAGATTTTTATAAAAATAAAATAAATGAATAAAATGAAACAAAAAACAGAAAATATACAAAAATGTGAATTTGTACTAACATTAGGAAAGAATATAGTATGTCAAAGATATTTCACAGTTAGAGACTTCAATTACTCAGCTGCGCACTCACTAGACCTACACCACTATATTACAAATCTAAAAGATGAGTTAGAAGAGGAATTAAAACGTAAAACGTTATTTTTACTAGACAGTAACTATAGAAATAATAATATAGACACCAACACAGAAGAAGATTACTTCGCTCTAACAATTAAAAAAGGTAACCAAGTGGTCTACACTAGAATTTTTCTAGCTAAAGTATACCCCCCTAAGGTTAGATTTACGGTGGACATAAGACCAAAAATGACAACCATATTGGGAGAACTAACCAACTTACTATCGGATAAGAAAGTTACAACATACTACCAAGATTATAGTTTAATTAATAATTAATAAGGTATTTATTAATAAAGAAATTAATATATGAATGACAATAAAAATTTTGGTTATCTAGGGTATAACTTTCAACTCAAACTAGTAAATTTAATAATAACTGATAATAACTTCTTCAGGTCTATAATAGACGCTATTTTAGCTAAATATTTTGATAACCAATACTTTAAATTAATTATGCAATTAATTAAAGAATATTATGAGAAATACGAAACCTCACCATCATTTGATGCGTTAGACCAACTAACTAGGATAGAAATTTCTTCTGAAATGGCAAGAAAAAACATATTTGATATGTTAAAAGAGATTAAAGAAGCTTCTTTTGAAGACCATTTATTCGTTAAAGAAAAGTCTATTAAATTTTGTAAACAACAAGAACTTAAAAAAGCTATTCGTAAAGTAGAAAGTATAATGGAGAAAGGTGATTTCGAAAGTTATGATAAATGCGAAGAATACATTAGAAAAGCTATCATAATAGGTGACGGTGATAATGGAAGTTTTGAAATTTTTACAGAATTGGATAAATTACTAGATGAAGACTATAGACACCCACTACCTACAGGGGTGGATGGTTTAGATAACATTCTAAATGGTGGTTTAGCTAAAGGTGAGATTGGTGTTGTATTAGCCCCTACTGGTGTAGGTAAAACAACAATGTTAACAAGATTTGCTAATACAGCTTTTAATATGGGGTACAATGTACTACAAATATTTTTTGAAGATAACCCAAAAATTATACAGAGAAAACATTTTACTTGTTGGACCGGAATAGTCAACGACGAACTAAGTGACCATAAAGAAACAGTTTTAGAAAAAGCTGACGAAATGAAAAAAACTGGTGGTAGACTAATACTTAAAAAATTACCATCAGATGAAATGACTATACTACAGATTAAAAATCAAGTAAGAAAAATTGAAGCGGATGGAGTTAAATTAGATATGATTTTAATTGATTATATTGATTGTATATTACCAGACAGAGCTTTTAATGATGAATGGAAAGGTGAAGGTTCTGTTATGAGAAAATTTGAAGGTATGTGTCACGAACTTAACTTAGCGGGGTGGACAGCTACACAAGGTAATAGAACCTCTATAAGTTCTGAGGTCGTAACGACTGATATGATGGGTGGGTCAATTAAAAAAGCTCAAGTAGGTCATGTAATTATATCAGTCGCAAAAACATTACAACAAAAAGAGATGGGGTTAGCTACAATAGCTATAGTAAAATCCCGATTAGGTAGAGATGGGGTCATATTTGAAAACTGTAAGTTTGATAATGGTACTTTAGAAATCGATACCGAAACTACACAAACATTCTTAGGTTTCGAGGAAGAAAAAACACAAAGAAACAGAGAAAGGGTCACTCAAGCACTACAGAGAAGACAACAAGTAATAAATAAAAATAATTAATAAAAAATAAAATATGGAGGTATCAAATAGAATCCTTTCGGATATTACAGTTTATATGAAGTATGCAAAATACTTACCAGAATTAAACAGAAGAGAGACATGGGAAGAATTAGTAACACGTAATAAAAATATGCATATTAAAAAATATCCAGAATTAACGGATGAAATAAATGAAAAATATGAATTTGTGTACGATAAAAAAGTTTTACCATCAATGAGGTCAATGCAATTCGGTGGTAAACCAATTGAAATAAGCCCAAATAGAATTTATAATTGTGCATACCTACCAATTGAAGCTGTTGATTCTTTTAGTGAAACAATGTTCCTACTATTGGGGGGTACAGGTGTGGGTTACTCCGTTCAAAAACACCATGTTGAAAAACTACCAGTAATCCAAAAACCATACTCGAAAAGAAAAAAAAGATTTCTAATCGGGGACTCAATCGAAGGATGGGCAGACTCAATTAAAGTTCTTATGAAGTCCTATATGAATGGTGGTGGGTCGAGTATTGAATTTGATTTTTCAGATATTAGAGCAAAAGGTGCGAGACTTGTGACCTCAGGGGGAAAAGCTCCGGGTCCACAACCATTAAAAGAGTGTTTAGTAAAAATTAAAGGAATATTAGACGAAAAAGAAAATGGAGACCAACTGACAACACTAGAAGTGCATGATATTGTCTGTTATATTGCAGACGCTGTACTCGCTGGAGGTATCAGAAGAGCAGCACTAATTAGTTTGTTTTCTGCTGATGATGAACAAATGATTTCATGTAAAACAGGTAATTGGTGGGAACTAAATTCCCAACGTGGTAGAGCGAACAACTCAGCGTGTCTAATGAGACATAAAATCACCAAAGAGTTTTTTATGGATTTGTGGAAAAGAGTAGAATTATCTGGAGCAGGTGAACCAGGAATTTATTTCAACAACGATAAAGATTGGGGAACAAATCCATGTTGTGAAATTGCACTAAGACCAAACCAATTCTGTAACTTATGTGAGGTAAATGTATCTAATATAGAATCACAAGAAGACTTAAATACAAGAGTAAAAGTAGCAGCGTTTATAGGTACACTTCAGGCTGGATACACTAATTTCCACTATCTAAGAGAAATATGGCAAGAGACTACAGAGAAAGATGCTTTAATTGGTGTGTCAATGACAGGTATTGGTTCTGGTAAAGTGTTAGACTATGATATGTCAAAGTCAGCAAGTTTGGTAAAGAGAGAAAATACTAGAGTGTCTAAACTAATTGGGATAAACCAATCAGCAAGATGTACCACAGTTAAACCTGCAGGAACAACATCATTGACATTAGGAACTTCATCAGGTATTCATGCGTGGCATAACGATTATTACATTAGAAGAATTAGAGTTGGTAAGAATGAATCTATATACCACCATTTAGTTATCCACCACCCAGAATTAGTCGAAGATGAATATTTCAGGCCTCATGATACCGCAGTAATAGGTATACCACAAAAGGCACCTGAAGGTTCTATAATGAGAACCGAATCACCATTCCAACTACTTGAAAGAGTTAAAAAAGTAGCACAAGAGTGGGTTAAAGCTGGACATAGAAAAGGTTCAAACACCCATAATGTATCAGCAACCATTTCTTTAAGAGACCATGAATGGGATGCAGCAGGTGAATGGATGTGGGAAAATAGAAAATACTATAATGGATTATCAGTATTACCTTATAATGGTGGGACATATATACAAGCTCCATTTGAAGATATAGATGAAGAGACATATGAAAAAATGTTAGAAACACTTAAAGATGTGGATTTATCAAAAGTTATAGAAATAGAAGACAATACAAATTTATCTGGTGAATTAGCTTGTGCTGGTGGAACCTGTGAAATAGATGTTGATTTAGAAAGTATTGAGAAAAAAAAAGTTGACGAATTAAATGAAGCATAAAGTTAGTAAAGAAGTGTTGTACCATTTTAATTGTGGTGCATGTGAAAAATGGTGGTCAATTGCTGACCACCATTTAATTTCTAATAATGTACCAGAAAATGAAAAAAAGGTACCTATTTTAATAATATGTCCCCACTGTGGACATAATGAAGAAATAAAAGAAATAGAAAATGACGAGAAGAGACGATTGGATTAGTGAACTACACTATAAAGAATTTATTAAACCTAAATTACAACCCCAAGACTTTTATTGGGATGGTGGTAATATGGTAATGACAGAAGAGTATCATAAAAAAAGAGGGAGTTGTTGTGGTAGTGGGTGTAAACACTGTCCTTTTTGGCCCAGATACAAAAAAGATAATAAAAACACAAACTAAATTTCCAAGTATTTATTATAAAAAAGAATGCCTAACCAAAGATACGGTATAAAATTTCCATTTAATGATAGTGACCAAGGATTTTTCCTAGGGTTAAACAAAACTACTGATAGTGAAGTTAGGTCTAATTTAATACACCTTATATTGACGGTAAAAGGGTCACGGTACTTTTTACCAGATTTTGGTACTAACTTGGTTAAGTATGTTTTTGAACAAATGGATACAACAACTAAAATAGCTATAGACAGTGAAATTAGAGAAGCGGTAAGTAAATACATACCTAATTTAGTGGTAAATAATGTTGAGGTTAAAACAGCTGATGACGTCAGGTTAGAAGAAGAGGAGACAACTGACCCTATAACAGACATAAATAGTTTTAATTTTATAGGTGAATCAGAGAGTGAGTACGCAATTCGAGTTAGAATAGATTATAGTGCTGGTGATGGGGTTTTTAGGACTAAAGATTTTGTAATAATAAATTTATAATATGGCAGATAAAAAAATAGCGTACACAGAAAGGGATTTTCTAGGGATTAGGAATGAATTATTAAGGTTAACTAACACTTACTACCCAGACTTAATAAAAAATGCTAATGACGCTTCAATATATTCAGTATTTTTAGATTTGAACGCAGCAGTAGCAGATAATCTAAATTTCCAAATAGACAGAACGTTCCAAGAAACAGTACTACAATTCGCACAAGAAAGAAGTTCTTTATATAATTTAGCTAGAACTTACGCATTAAAAATACCAGGAAATAGACCTTCAGTAAGTGTTTGTGAAATATCTATAGTGGTTCCAGTATTGGGTGATAAAGAAGATTTTAGGTATTTGGGTTTATTAAGGAAAGGTTCACAATTTAGGGGCGGAGGACAAATATTCGAATTAATTGATGATTGTGACTTCTCTTCACAATATAGTGCAGAAGGAATACCAAACCAAACTAAGATACCAAACAGAAGTGGTAATGGTATAATACAAAATTATACTATAATTAAAAAAGAAGTTGTGGTTAATGGGATTACTAGAATATTTAAGAAAGAAATTACTGACTCACTAAACAAACCTTTCTATAAGTTATTTTTACCAGAAAAAAATGTAATAGGTGTTACTTCAGTAATACAAAAACCAGGATTAGGGTACCAAACACTACCAACTAACCTAGATTTTAATTCTCCAGTAAGTGATAGATGGTATGAAGTAGATGCGTTAGCACAAAATGAAGTTTTTGTGGAAGACCCATCTTCCCCATCAGATAAACCAGGAATTAAAGTGGGGAAATACATCACAGCAGACCAAAGATTTATAACCGAGTTTACCCCAGAAGGATTTTTTCACCTAACCTTTGGTAGTGGGAACAACACATCCCAAAGTTTACTAGACGATTTTTCATCTAAAGGTATTAAACTAGATATGTCTAAATTTATGAATAATATATCTTTAGGGACTATGGTTAAAGGTAACACCACCTTATTTATACAATATAGAGTAGGTGGAGGTCAATCATCAAATATTGGAGCGGGAGCTATAACTAATTTAGGTACTGTAGACTTTGTGGTTGTAGGTCCTAGCCAAACGATAAACGAGTCGGTAAAACAAAGTTTGGCGGTAACCAACACTACCGCAGCTATAGGGGGAGCAAACCCAATGACAACAGAAGAAATACGAAATTATATATCATATAATTTTGCGGCACAAAATAGAGCGGTTACCATACAAGATTATATATCAGAGTTAAGAACGATGCCAGCGACATTTGGAGCCGCCGCGAAAGTGGGTGTACAAGAAATAGAAAATAAAGTAAATTTAGATATATTATCTTATACCCCAGATGGTAAATTAACAAGTTTTGTTAGTAAAACACTTAAAGATAATATCGCTAATTATTTATCTAATTATAGGATGATGAATGATTATATAGTTGTTGGTTCTGCAAATGTTATAGATTTGTCCGTAGAAACTTCCCTTATTGTAGAAAGTTCTATAAATCCAGGAGAAGTTGTTGCTAACGTAATAACAAAAATAAGTGATTATTTTTCTGTTGATAAAATGGAAATGGGTAAGGACTTATCTGTTAGTGCACTGAGAGGTAACATCCAAAAACAAATCGGGATAATAACTGTAGTAGACCTAAAAGTCTATAATAAAGTGGGTGATGGATATTCTGAATCAGTAACATCACAACCATACATTAACCCTTCTACTAGAGAGATTGGTCTTATAGACGACACAGTATTCGCACAACCTGATGAGATACTACAAATAAGAATGCCACAGAAAGATATAGTTATTAGAGTTAAAAAACCAACTAAACCTATTTACACCTAAACTTTACTATTTTAGTAACCAACGTTACTTTTACTTTTGGTAGAAGAACTATTTATTTCATATATGCCATAACACTTTTAACTTTAAATTTAAAAGAATAATCAGTAAAAAATAGATATGTCTCAGTCATCGTTTAGAGTAAGAACTCAAGTAGGTAAAGATAAGAAAGTAACTTTTGAATTAAAACAAGATTTTGATTTATTAGAGATACTAAGTCTATCCCTAACACAACAAGAAGTTTATACACGAATGTGTGCGGATTTTGGTGTTGTTGTTGGTAGAGTCATAACTAACGGTGGGTACGGAGTACCAAACGCAAAAGTATCTATATTCATACCATTAGATGATATAGATGAAGATAACCCAGTTATAAGGGCAATCTACCCATACAAAGAAGTTTGGGATTTAAATGATGATGGTAAAAGATATAATTTATTAAGCTCAGACCCTAACTTTAATTGCCACGTACCAATAGGAAGTTTCCCATCTCTACCAAGAATACTTGCGGACCAAGATGTGGAATACGTATTTAACAAATACTATAAATTTACCGCTAAAACAAATGAAGCTGGTGATTTCATGATATATGGTGTCCCCATCGGACAACAATCAGTAGTTATGGATATTGATTTAAGTGATATTGGTTGTTTTTCTCTATTACCAGAAGACTTTAAGAATATGGGGTATTCACCTAGTGAGTTTGATGGAGCAAAATTTAAAACAAATGATTCCATAGATGCTTTACCCCAACTTATAAATCAACAAAAAGCTATAGATGTTAGACCTTTTTGGGGTGACGAAGAATTTTGTAGAGCCTCAATTACAAGGGTAGACTTTGATTTAGGTAACTCAGGATTTAAATTACAACCTAACGCTGTGTTTATGGGTAGTGTGGGTCAAGATACAGACAAGGATTCGGTTAATATGAACTGTAGACCAAGAGCTAGTATGGGGGAATTGTGTAGTTTAATAACCAAACCAGGAATGATTGATGCTATTAGATATACCCCATTCCTTGAAGAAAACCCAAACGCTTTTCCAGCTTGGGACGCCGGCACATCAAGTTGGGATTACGCAAACCCAATAGGTGGAACAGTACCAATACTAGAAAGATACTACCTATCTAATGGTGGTAGAGTTATAGATAGTTATGGAGCTTTTCTTGTTCATATGCCAATGAATTTAGACCATTTAATTACAGATGAATTTGGAGACCTAGTTAAATCTGGTGACCCAGATGTTGGTGTACCAACAAGAGCAAGATATAGGTTTAGGGTTAGACCAGAAAAAGCAACTGGTGGTGCAAGATTTAGACGGGTAGGTTCCTACTTGGTACCAAATATACACGAGTTTACAACCCAAGACAATAATGACGGTGATTGGCCAGGTATAGATAGAAGGTCGTACGCTTTCTCTACTGATTATGCAGACTACCATCCTTGGGCACAAAGAAATTTATTACCAGGAGCGGATGACTATTTTTATGAAATGACATTTAATCGTGTGTATACATTTTCCCAATTTCATGACCATGTAAAACATGGTGGTAGAAGACAATTTATTGGGATAAAAAATATATTGCCTGAACAAGAACAACAATGCTCCACTTCAGCTATGTTTTTCCCCATAAATAGTGCTGTAAGACAAGTTAAATTTATTATTTTCTTAAATACTTTTATAATAGGTTTTTTAGGTATGCTTTTTATGATTATAGATTTAGTGGTAAGTATACTAGCCGTACTAATTGGTACAATGCTGGCACCGGTATTAATTATCATTTGGGCTATATGTAAAATGTGGTGTGCTATTTGGGATATAAATATTAGTCTTTGGGGTGTTACAATCATAAATATGTCAAACTATATACCAACACCACCTAAATTATGTAGTCAAATTAATTTAACAGGTTTTGGTTGTGGAGAAAAATGTGAGTATTTTGGTATCCCACTAGGATTCATTTTATTTAAACTTAGACAAACCAAGTATCCAGAATGTGAAAAATGTTTGTGTAGACCTAACACTAACGCACAAATGATTGACCTAGCTAATAATTTCCCATGTCCTGGAGACCCACCAACAACTGGGGGTACAAATAATGGTTCACCATGTCCAGTAGGAAACGGTTCACTAAACACTACAATTGGTGGAAACTTCCAACATGATTGTTGTGAACCTACCGACGATACTTATGTGTGTTGTAATGACAACTATGGTTATAATTCAGCTGTGTATTATGACGGACAATGTGCACCACAACCAGAAACAGATGGAACAGCTGGTATTGCTGGTGGTGGATGTTATATTAAGGTTATATGTTTTAACCCAGCTTGTCTATTTGAAAATTTAAATATGGTTGTTTTTCGTCAATGGGCTAGAAGGGAAAAAATGGCGTCAGCACTTTGTAATGGTGTTATGAATTACTATTGGGAAAATAATTGGGTAAGTGGATTTTTATATATGTTTCAGTTTAATGCTAAGTTGGAATTTGATGAGTCTAACCCAGCATACCCAGAAGGTACATACGCTACAAAATCAAGGTGGTGTAAAAAATTAACATACCTACATCCAGACGATAATACTTTCTTTTATAGGTCTACACCTTTTAGGACTATAGGACCTTCAAAAACCGACGGACAGTTTATTGGTGATACAGATGGTGTATATTCACCATGGTGGTCGTTTAATGGTAACGGGTCATCCAACAATCATGCAGATGGAGACATGGACCGACACATACTATTTCCAACAACTATGGTTGACATGGGTTCTAGAAATCAATGTATACAACAAATATGTTTAGATACTAACTTTGCCGAAGACTGTTCAGTTACCGACCAAATAGGGAGTACCACATTCCAAGACATAACAGACCTAGTTATGGACATATATAACGTAAAATTACTAAACGATAGTAGCTCAATCAGTACCTTTTACCCAAGACCAGAAATGTCTGTTGGTGGTGATGTTGGACAAGCATTAATGCAAAATTGTATGTTGGGGGTCTATGGGTACGAAGCTAATTTAGGTAATACACAGTGTAAATGTGACTATGATAATAACACCATGCTACCAAATGATGATACTGATGCGTTAGGTGGTTTAGAATACCCAGAACCTAATTTTGATATAACCACTTGGGTAGACCACGCAGTAAACGCATCCTGTAATAAATATTACCCAATTCAGTGGGAACCACTTTTATTTACAGGCCAAACAGAAACTATAATGGACGCAGAAAATCTAATAGAATGTCTTACCTTAGAGTTGTCAGCGGCCACACAACGAGTACCATTTTATGCTTGGGAAACCTCTAGTAATAACGCTAATCCACTAGCCCCTGGCTTTGGTAGTGATTTTAACGATTGGATGTACACTAAAGGTGAGTACGTACATAGACACTCAATGAATGCCCCTGGTATGTCAACAGTACCATCACTATTTTACAGTTTTCAAAGTGACATTCACGTACCAAATCTTTCATGGCCATCAGGAGGTCCAGGCGCGGGTGGGTATATACAAAGTGCTGGGTTTTTCCAAAACGATTTAGGTCAAGAATTAGGGTTTACCCACCCCAATTCCTATCCAGTAATGACCAGTATGAGTGATAAACAAATGGTTTTCTCACAACCCTTATTCTTTTATTTTGGTTTAAGACCTGGGAATACATCGTTTAATATATTTGTAAGAAAATATATAGATGAAGAATTAGCGGATGGTGTAATATAATGAGTAATAGAAAAAATATAAGAATTGTTAAGGGTAGTTCCAGGTTTGCTGGAGCACAAGATAAAAATGTAGGGTTACAACCATTTCTATCATCTGATGTAAGAAATATGATAGAAGGTGATAGAAATCTAGTACTAAACTTACAAACCCAATTTGAACTAGAGAGAGAAAGTTGTGATATATATAGGATGTATGGCAATGTTTCTATTTTGTATAATAATGTTATAAGTGGGGATACTGATGATAGTGAATTTTTAAATAGCATGTTTTTTTTACCTGCTTATTTAGGATGTCCCAATGGGGGACCCTGCACAGGGTTACCACCAGCTGACACATTTAACTTTATTCCCCAAAAGAATTATGGGTCATCCAACACTAGTGTATATAATTCCTTAACCGCATATCAAGACAATTGGTTAACTTACATATCCTACATACATGGTTCAGAAGAAAATGAATCTATGACTTTCTATTTTAATCCAGACACCAACAACCTAGAAGGCTTAAATTTTGTAGCTGGAGATGGAATCCCATTCCAACTAGAAATCATAAGTATTGATGGTAGAGACGCTGCACAATTTACAAGTCCAGTACCACATGGTTTAGAAGTTGGTGAGTATATTGTATTACAGAGTGGGACCACATTAAGTACTTTCCCAAACGCAACAAACCTAACAACATATTTAACAACATCATATGATTTACAAGGTGCTACCTACACATCCATACAAAACACTTTTAGGGTAGATTCCCTAGGTAGTGAAATTGCCGGCACTGAAAAATACATAATAAACATATACCTAAGGAGTTTAGATAGTTCTACACTCCCACCAAACCCAGTAGGTACCTTTAAAAGGATGATAAATTTAGGGAACCCTATAGAGTTTACATCTAACTATTATACCCATAAACATAAATTAATAACAAACCCTAATGATTATTCTTTAGATAGGACAGGGTTTGAGTCTGGGATATTTAATAGGAAAGGAAGAGTCTTTAAACAAAAAAAGACACCACCAGGGTACGGGGAAAAAACAGTAATAACAGAAGAATTTAAATCTTATTTATGGAATGTTAATTTAGATATTGATAGGACCGACTATTTTGATAATTTAAATAGACCAATAGGGGACTTATATCTAACTATACTACCTAGTAATAAAAATCTAATGTGGAATTATCAGAGCCACCAATCCCCAGCTGGGTACGGGTGGGATTGGAATTTTAGAAAAAATGGGTATGTAGACCCATTTATAGATAATAATACTAATTGGGTAAATTTAACACAAACTGCAAATAACGCAGTAAACTTACCACCTAGTGGTACAACATTTAGAGGAGCGTTTGTAGAATATAACCCATACGAATTAAAAGAAACTATAATTTCAGAAATAGGACACTCACTTAAATTTAATAAGGACGTTATGCGACAACCCGACACACCTAATGATTTTATAAAGTCTATATACAGGTATGAACCACACCATAGAATACCTATTAGAAAATTTTCTACCAGTATAAGTTCTAACGATACACTATTTACATCACCTCAATATGCAACATATTCTTTATCAGAAAGTGTGTTTAGGTGGAGAGCTATTTTACCTATAGGGTATTACGAAGACGAAGTTCATGGTGTTGATTATCCATATTTAAATGATGCACACTACCCACATTTAGATTTAAATTTTAATATAGAGCCTATATTTTCCTATCCAGATGGAACTCTATATTCTGGAATAACTATAATAAACGATTACGTAGATGACTGTCAATAGAATACAGATAAAAGCTTCTTTAGGTGATAAGAATATTACCATTCCTATAAGTCAAAATTTTGATGAAGTAGGAAGAGAGCAACTTTTAGAGATATACGATGAAGTGGAATTACAGGATAATATAAATCCAATTATAGATTATGAAACAACCAGATATTCACACCTTTTTCCACCCGACAATAAAATATATTACAAATTCCAGTTCCGTGACTATAATTCCCAAACCTATAATGATGACTTTACTTTATTGGGGTATACACAAAAAGAGTTAGCAAAAAAGAGTAGTGCTGTTAATAAAAGCTTTTTTAAACTTGATTATTACGATTCCCCAGTAAGGGAAGAACAGAAATTAATGTTTTCTGTTATTATGCCTTTAAATAATTGTATAAAGGTAGAAAGACAAGTAATACCAGAGGAAGACCCATATGAATACTATAGCCAAATTGCACAAGGTATAATCCCACCAGTATATGGTGTTTACAGTCCTACAATGATTTTAGGCCCAAATAAAGGGATAAATGAAAACTATTACATACAATGGTTGAAAAAAAGAGATATATACGATATGGATACTTTTTATATGTCTTGTAAATTTTTTAACGCTAAAACTGGTAAAGTAATAAAAATGATAAATGAAAGCCCACCAACCCCATTACCAGAAGCATACGATTTTAGGAATTGGTTTTATTATCAAGTTAAACTTAATATAAATCCTGCGTTAGTAGGACCTAAATATTATTATGAGGTTAGAACCTTTAACATTAATAATTATAATACCGGAGTCTTAGGTCAGATAGTTGGTAGGGAAGACAACCCGCCAACCAGTTACCCTATAAGATTTTATGAATATATAAACCCTTAATATATGGAAGTACAAAAGTTTAGAATAACAAGAAAAAATGCACCCAGTTATTGGAGTATCCCCTGTTCGGGAGGCACCGACTACTGGCCTATAAATTACAGTACTAACTGTTCGGGAGTTACTATGTACAATTCCACAACTAGTCAGGTACAATTAAGTTTGAGTGGGGATGTGACCACATTTCCAGAAGAGTTAAGGGGGTGTTCCATATCTAACCCTTGTGTGTTACTTAATGACCAGTTTACATCCACAAATCTAGCTCAATGCACAAATATAGGTCAGTTCGGGTATGTTAAGTTTATGGGACTTAAAGCAATATTTAGTGGTACATTCATACAAAACGGGAGTTATGACGAACTAATCCATCTTAAAGACCTAACCAACGCAAACCAATACACCTTTACTCAAAATGTGGGAGGTTGCTTTTGTGTCGACCCACTAGAGGAAAATTTAAGTCAAATAACATTAAAACTAACCCAAGATTTTAATGATATAGGTCATTATTCTATTTGGGACGGAAACATAAGTCAAAAAGAAATATTTAGTAATTTTATAGTTACCGCAGACACCAATAACCCTATGAAAATACGGGTATATAACACTACAGATTTTTCTTACTACAAGTCACTACAAGAATCCCCATATACTATTAGTTTTGGGGGCGCTCAACAAGCTATACTACAATACCCTAATTTAAGTACTGCACATACGTATACCAATACTACACCCATGCAGAAAAAAATTACCATAACACAAGAAACACCCTGGGGTCCTATGTCAGTAAGTCAAACTATTTGGGTTCCATTTATGTCTTACCCACAATTAAAAGCACTAGGTCCGGTTGTGGGAATTCCACCACAAGAATATCCAATCTATAACCACCTAGGAACACAAATTTCAAGTGGGTTCCATGAGATATCACCAGGAACACCATGGGATTCTGGTACCGATATCATGCAGTACAGTGCGTTAAGTCCAACTGCATGCTTCGATGTTTCAGGTGTAACAGAAAGTATGCTAAGTCTATTCCAAACATATTCCTCAACACCATCAGGGAGTCCTTTCTTACCTCCTGGATATTTTGAACTCGTACCAACAGAGTTAGGTTCTGATGTAGTCAACCCAGTAACGGATGAAATAGTACCAGCTATGATTGGTCAAATAACACAAGCGACTAACGGTTATACAGCATATACTATTAGTTCTGGTGTGAATAACGCTGCGACAGTAGAATTATATGACTTTTCTAATGGGATAACCCTCTATAACGCAACCAGTTGTGGGTTAAATTCTTTAGCTTTTGGAGCGTACGATTGTTTTAAATGTTTATTAGAAGATTGTGCTTTTTGTGAGACCAAAGACGAATATACTGATAGAATAACTGGAGTACCGATGAGCATCTTGTCAGGACCATCTTTTCAGAAAGGTGTGTGGAGTTCCAGTGTAGATTATGTTCGTGGTGATATAATTTTTGATGAAAACTACGGACAATGTTGTTGTTATATGGCCGTTGAAGATATAAACCAAACTAGTTCACCATCACCATGGGCATTCGTACCACCAACAGAGACATATCAAGGAGTTTGGTACGATAATGGATTACCAACTAAACATATTTGGGAAGCGTGTGACCAGTCTTGTTTAGTATGCCCTCCAGGTACCACAGTACCATGTGAAGACCCAACTATAGTACAACTTGCTCCAGAAATATCTTTGGGTGTCCCACTTTTAGGTGGTGTATACGCGAACGGTAATAGTTATACTACAGGACAATATGTTACTGGGTTAGATAGTAATTGTTACCAAGCTTTAGCAACAGGTAATTTAGGTTCCCCAAGTGCATTTACTAATAGTAATGAATGGGACTATATAGGTTGTGGTTCTTGGATATGTCCTCAGGACTTAACAAGTGTTAGTACTACTAGTTGTGATTTTATAAATTCTTCAGCATTAACGGTAACAACACCACAAGGACCTTTTACATTAAATGGTTACCCATTTTATGGTGACTGTATTGATGATTATAATGACGGTGAATGTTATCCGGATAGATGGTTATGTGGGGATGAACTGGGTAATATCACACAATATAGTTGTAATGGATGTATAGAAATAACAACAAATAACCCACAATATACTAATTTTGACCCAGCCGACCCTTATGCTGGACCAGTTTTTCAAAACCCTGATGATTGTATGGATTGGTGTGAACCACCAGCTTGGTCATGTACCACAGCTACAGGTCCGGCTGGAGAATGTTGTAGTCTAATATCCTGTGCTGAAGATTTTCTAACAGGAATACCAGTATATACGAGTTTGATAACTAATGTGATAAATACATTACCTTCTCCAATACCACCACCTTTTAGTCAAGCAGAGTATATAGCGAATATACACCAATTATATTTTGAGGATGGTCCATGGCTACCAACAGCACAATGGGCATGTAATCACGGGGTACCCTTAATATCAGATACATGTTGTGAGTATACAGGGTGGAATTATGATTGTGAACAAGGGTGTTATGAAGTTACAATAGGGGGTAGTTACTCAACCCAATATTCCTGTCAAACAGCTAATCCAGCTGGAATAACTCAATGTGGTTGGAGTTGTGAGACAATGAATTCACCATGTATTCCGTGTTGGACTTTAGGTTGTGGGTGGCCAGTACCTAACGAAGATTTATGTAACCAAAACTGTACCGCTTTAACAACTTGTATAGTTTGTGATTGTACAAGTCAAACACCTTGCTCAATGTACGCAGACCCAAACAATAATGGTCAACCAGGGTGTCCTTATTGGCCACCAGACCCATTCGGAGTTCCACCAACCTTTACCTCTTACACACAATGTGACGAATATTGTGAATGTGACGTAGGTTGGGATTGTGTTCTTAATGACGATGGAACACCAACCTCGGAAGGGTGCACACAATACCCGAGTGCTTATGTTATGGCACAACTAGGGGTAACGTTTTCTCAACCACCACCATTTACTGGGTATGCTACATCTGGCGAATGTTGTGAAGCAACTAGATGTTGTCACGCAGCTTGTAATGACGATGACTTTATAGCTGGAACAGGTACAACCCAAATGTTCCCAGCAGGATATTATCCATGTTACTGGTTTTTACCACTTGGTAATGTTGAGATGTGTTCTCATGGTGGACCAAATGCTGCTGGGAATACAATTGTGACACAAGGTCTGTATGGACTACCTTATTGTGATATAATTGAATGTACCACAGACCTATGTGTTATACCCAATACTACACCAGACGAGTATGAGTGTTGTCCTGATGCTGATAGTTGTATGTGTGCTTGTAATTGGTTAGAACCAGACCCAGGTAACCCCGTATTTACAGATAAAGGGTACTGGGATAATAATTTATTTTATGGTGAAGGTGATATAGTTTCTTATTGGGACCCTAATTCACCAGGTACAATGGACAACCCTTGTTGTTATCTTTGTGCTTGTCCTTGGTTAGGGGTGGGTACAGCGGGAACAGACCCTCTTGGTACCGGTATTGTTTATGATTGCACTGTTTTTACTCCAGATGATGGTCCAGCAACGGATGGAACACCTAATTGTTGGTTAGCTTGTGACCATACAGCAGGAGGTACAGTACCTTCTCCTATATGTGGTGAACCTTGTGGACCATGTTGTGGTGACAGCGGTGATACATTTGAGTGTACCCCAGCTGGGTGTATTGTCTCCTCATGTGTAATAGATGTAAACTTCACTCAGACATCACAAAATTGTTATGGTGATATAGGGACATGTGATAATGAATGTGGGGCAAGTTGTTTTTGTGAGGAAATAATAGGAGGAATAGATGAAACCGGATGTGTATCCCAATATGATTGGATAACTCAAACAGATACCATACTACAACTATCAACAGCTAGTATTATGTATCCTAATTACCCACCTACTGTACCACCAGGGTTATTCGCACCTACATTTCCGTTAACTACATTCAATGATTGTTTAGCTATAGCAGCACCAACAGGAGCCTTAGATTGTTGTGATACTTCAGGTGTGACGTTTAATTGTGATGATTCTTCTAATTGTGAACCAATGTCAAATACAGCGGGGTTAGGGTGTATACCTATACCACCTGGACACGGTTCATACCCAGGACAATTTACTAGTATAGCTGCCTGTCAAGAGTGGTGTACGTGGACTTGTAATCCAGACCCACTAAGTTTTGCGGGATGCTCCTGTACATTTCTCTCCAACCCAGCTTCACCACCAGTACCAACATATGTGTCGGCGTTTGATTGTTGGATGCATACTAATAATTGTGATTGTTGTGTAGCAACTACTTATTTTTGTGACCAAAATGGTGCGATAAATGGGTTGTATGGGACACCAGGAGTTTCGGCTTGTGTATCATCATCCTACATTAATGGTGCGTCTCCAAGTGTACAGGCACAAGCGTGGGGGATAGGTCAAGTTAGTTATACTAACGGGGGTACTGGGTTTGCTAGTCTTCAAGATTGTGAAGACCAATGTGTATTTTGCTGTCAATGTTCACCACCTGGTAGTGGGTTCTGTGAGTTGGAATGGGGGCAAACTTTGTGTTGTACTGGTGCCGTCCCACAACTTAACCCTTCAGACTGTCAGATAACAACAACATCAACAATTGGTTATTATCCTTGTTCAGCAGCTACCACAGAATATTATTGTGATGATTTAGACGGTTGTACTGGGTACCTAGCCACCAATCCACCTTTAACATTTGCTTCTGGACCATACCCTTCTATGGCCTTATGTCAAGCAGAATGTAATTTTTTATGTGGTGATTGTATAAATGGGTGTGTATGTGTGTTTTTAAATCAAACAACCACCTGTACCCCAGTATTTGATAGTATGACAGGGTGTACGTTTAGTGTTAATAACGGACCATATACAAATTCACCAACAGACAATTGCTGTAACTGTTATGAATGTATACAAATAGGTAGTGTTAATTACTATTCGTGGGATAATATAAATAGCAATTGGATTTTATCCAATACTACTATGTCAATACCACCTACCCCATCTACACTAGGTTCTATATGGGATAATACCACACTATACCAGTTAGGTGACGTAGTGTTATTTACACAAACATTTGGTCCACCTTCCTATAGTAGTACCACATGTTGTTACGTGTGTGTTACTGATAGTTACACACAACCTACCCATGGAGCTTTAACACCATTCGACTGGTATGAAGCATATTGGAATGACTACCAAACCAATACACCAGTATGGGAAAATGGTGGTGGTACTGGAAATTTAATATGGATACCATGTGATACTGGATGTATCGGACCAGTTAACGTTATTAGTTGGAATTGTATAGAAGGTACACAAACAAACAGTTGTAACGGAGTCGTATATTTGGATGGTGCTACAGACCCTACTTTACCGTGGGCTGGGGGGTTGATACCAAACTTTAGTGAGTACATGCAGTACATAGCCATCGCATCAAACGGACTACAGTCAACACCACATAGTGGAATTAGAGTTGAAACTGCTGGTAATAGTGCTTGTGATACATCGTATGGTGGACAATGGATGAGTGTTGGGTTAAAGATAAAAAGTTGTAATGCTGACCCAGTAGTGGACGCAGCAATTCCTGGAGGAGGCCTATCCACAACTTCCTACGCTGATTTTGTGAACCAAGCAACAATGTTGGGGATACTAGGACTAAGCCTATCCAACACACACCCAGAAAATTGGGCAGCTTTTCAGATACATTGTGGTCAAGCAAATAATGAATCTGGAAATGACTCTACATGGGCCGCAACATACGGTATACCTAACAATAGTCTAAATGTTAGTGGGTACGACTACGCAGACCCTAATTTATGTATTTGCACAACATCACCGTGTTATTGTAACAGTGTGATTGGAAATGGAGGTCAGTATAATACAGAACAAGATTGTCAAGATGTTATTGATTCCTTTGGTCCTGGTGCTCACCCATGTTGTGAATCTGCTACTACAGGATATTATGTATGTGATGTAGGAGCAGTTTGTAGTTGTATATTTGACCCAGCAGCACTTTCCGGGTATCCAAACCAAACAGCGTGTGAAAACGATACTACAACTTGTTGTTATATTCCGGTACCTTGGGAATGTGTCCAAAGTTTTACACCTAGTAATTACACTGACCATTGTGTGAATACCCCAATACTGGATTCAAACGAATCTTCGAATCTAGTAAATTTAGGTTGGGACTCACAAGATATTAACGACGAAATGGCAAATAATAGTTTCCTTTATCCTACTGATATATGGAGTTATGAAACTATTATAGCGTCATATGGTATAAGTGCGGACTTTAGTGCTTATAGATGGGCAAAATGGACGTTAGCATGTCCTCCAGCGTTACAAGGAACTACATGTTGTAGAGCCCCAAACAATGACTATCAATACGTCAAAGGAAATGGTATGCATAATTTAATATTAGACGCTATAGCCGGGTCAGTCCAAATGTTCTACACACTTAAAGATTATGTTGATACTGCGGTTGCATTGGGAGCTCCAGCAGTTCAGTTAAATACAGGACTAAATGTAGGAGCCTATGGGGTGTACCAAGGGTATCAATGTGATTATAGTGTTATAGCTCATATTATCGGGAATTCTTTAGGAGCAACTGCTTCAATGCCTAATGGGTGTAACGCTGAAGCTGGTGGGTTACTTTCATTTATTAATTGTGATAGATTTATTGCAGAACCATGTTGTATATCCGATTGTACGTGTGTACAAAATGCAGCCGCTGTTGCCCCGAACTCATTTATTGACGCTATTAGTTGTGAAAACGACCCTAATTTCTGTTGTTATACCCAACCACTACAAAAATGGGAATGTTTTGATTGGGGTGATGATGAATGTGAATGTCTACCAAGTGGAACTGGGATTTATGACAATAAACTTGATTGTGAAAACGATTACCCAAATAACTGTTGTTCTGAACCACCAGTACCGGGAGCATTTGTGTGTGATGGTAATTGTAACTGTGTATGGGACCCAGCGGCCACTATTGGTTTTCCAAACCTACCTTCATGTCAAGCAAGTCAAACTACATGTTGTTTTTTACCCCCTTCAGGGTTTTGGGTGTGTGAACAAACATTAAGCCCACAACAACAATTGATTTGTAATTGTGTTTTTGACGCAACAGCACTAAGTGGTAGCTTATCACTATTAGACTGTCAAACGGACCCAAATACGTGTTGTGGCCCACAGACATATTATAGATGTTTTGATTGGGGTGACGATGAATGTGAATGTTTAGTAGACCCAACATGTTTTACAGTAGGTAATGGTTGTTACGCTAACCTTAGTGATTGCCAAAACCACTATGGACAAAATTGTTGTAGTCCAAATGTTATGGTACAGTCATGGGATTGTGACCAGGGAACTTGCTATGACCCAGGAACGGGATTAGGACAATACGCGAGTTACCCAATGTGTGTAGCAGCTTGTTCACCACCACTTATCGGTTGTGAGGATTGTGCTCTTACACTAGGTTTATATTTAACCGCACCAATTACATTTTTAGGGAATTGGACATCACCACTTAATTACCCACTAAATAATTGTGTGGTGGACCCAGATGATGAGTGTTGTTACTGTTGTGTTAAGTGGGTAGACCCATCTGACCCACAAGACGCTACATTACAAGCTAAAATGAGTGCACCACCTAGATGTGCACTGGGGAATCAACCATCAGTAAGCATAGGTCAAAACATTGGTGGTGGTATGTGGATGGATTGTGGGTTTAATGATAATGGTGACCCTTGTAACCCTACTGTTGGTGAGTGTGGTGAATGTGCCATTACTTTAGCTAGTGATTTAACAGGACCTATAAATTACGTACCATACAATGGGGTCTATGGGAATTATTTTGAGAATGACTGTATACCAAACACAGCAAATGAACAGTGTTGTCATTGTTGTGTATTGGACAGTAACCCAGTAGTGGGTCCTTTGGGGATAAAAGAGTCTAGGACAAGTGTTATACCATGCCAAATTATCAATGACGTCTTAATTATAAATTCCCAAGGATATGCATGGAAAAATTGTGGTTACGATAGTTCAGGTAACTGGCAAGATTGTACGGGGGGACCGGTAGATATTTGTAAAAAATGCTGTATGGATAGTGCAGGTAACGTAGTTTACCTTATCCAAAACCACCCAACGTGTGAGTGTAAGCCAGATGAAACAGAAGTTAACTGTCACCCAAATGACCCATGTAAGTCTATGCCACTTAGTAATTGTTGTGTTCACTGTGCAAGTGGTGCGGCACTAAACATTAACCACGATTGTTATTTATTTTGTCAACAATGGGGTCATTGTTGTACTGGAGGGCCTAGTGACCCACATGACCATGACCATGAGCCAATGGAGTTAATAGAAGCTCCTTGTATACAAACAGAATCGTGTGCAATGGGGTACCAATGGAGTTGGAGTCAGTGTAAGTGCGTAGCAAGTAGAATAAATTTAAATGAAGGTTAATAAAATGAATAATATAAATTAAGAGTCCGATATTTATTATAAAATAACTTATGGCATTTAATATTGTAAAAGTAACTGGTTGTATAGTACCGTTGACAAAAGAAGAAGTGTTAATGAATGTATGTACACGTCCAGAAACAAGGTCAAATATATTTATTGAAAGAGGTGTTATTAGTGTATTTGAAAGACCACAAAGATTAGGACAAACCCCTAACATGGGAGAATTAGAGTATCATGGACACGGGTATTATAAAATAGAAAAACAAATATAGATGGCATTAGGAGCATATGGAATAAAAAGACCCGCAGATGTATCAGTACAAGATATACAGATAATCTATCACTATACACCTAGTAGGGACGCTACACAACCATTTTCAGTTAATGAGCTTCCCTCTACCGCTGTACTATCACCTATAACGCACGGACTAGCAACAGGTGGTGTAAGTGGTACAGAAGTATTAGGTGGTTTATACAATCTAAATTTACCATCTAGTGTATTCTCTAACAAAGGTATATATACGGTGTATATAAGACCTATAGAAATTAGAACAAGTATTGTAGACTGTGGGATACTATCATCACTACCCAACGTAAAAGGGTTAGTTTTTGACTTAAATTCTATACCAGCACAATTTAGAGGTAGATTTGTGGCACAAGGATTGGTTGGGTATAGAATAGAATATATGGAAATAGACGACGTAACCAAAAAGAGGGCCAACTTCTTTAGGATAGTCACATCTAACTTTTTTTGTCAAGCAGAACCAGCAACTAGTTCACAACCTAATCAACAATCACCTAGGTATACATATACTAATTCCGAAACCAATTTAATATTTTGTACTCTAACGCCAACTAGTTCACCAACAAATAATCCAAACGCAATACCTTTTATTGGTGCACCAGGACAAAACGTTATTATAACTAACACATTCTTTAATCCAACAGTCCTAGATATAGAAATGGTTGACCATGACTTTGATACACTAGCCATAGCTTTATATGGTAACCAAACCAAGTCAATTGATGATGGTATATACACCCTATATGACTTATCTGGATTAAATAACCTCTATATGCAATATGATTTATATGAAGTCAGAGATGAGTTTAACGACCAATTATATGAAGTGAGACAAAATAGAGGAAATAATATTGATTTTAGTAAAGCATTTAATCAAATAATAGTTTAATAAGGATTATGGCTAGTAATAGATTCAGATATCCTCCCGCACCTAATAAAGGAACAGACACTTTTAGTGATAGTTTAGTAGGGTTACAATTTACCGATGGTACATCCCAGATGACTATGGGTACTTTTTCCTCACAACAAAACTTAAGTATTACTAGTTCTGCTCTGACGGACTCATTAGAATCTTTTTCCGCTCCAATAACACTAGAGTCTTTAAATATTTCTAGTACTGAAAATGCTAAATTATTACTTAATAGTAATTTAGAAGTTTTTATAAATAATGATACTAATGACATAAAAAAACTTGTTTTATATGGGTCTCTTAAAAAAAGGTTATCAGTCGCTACACAAAGTATTGTTAATTTTTTTCCAGGAGCAATCTTTGTAGATGGTATAGATGTAAATAATGTATCAGGATATACGACAGCTACTAATATTGTTTATGATAGTGAGACACAAGAAACAACACTTAAAGTAAATGTTAACTACCTATCTAACCCATTCGACATAGAGTTTACCACAAACGGAAATCTAATAAAAGACAATGTTACTAAAGAACAAATTATTAATAATTTGGATATGTTTGGTTATACCGCTAATACGTTAGTGAATGTCGCTGATGGTACCGTAGCTAAACTAAGAAATCTAACAAAAGAATTTAAAAATTACGCAATAAGTTTTACGGGGACGGTAAACGCTAAAGAATATAAAATTATAGAACTAACACCCCAAAACACATCAACAACATATATCGAATTAGTCATTAAAGGTAAACCATTTGGGACAGCGACGACAACAACTACACCATTTTATATAAAACCAAATATAGAAAAATCGGAAGAACAATTTAAACTGTTCAAAGGAGTTGAAGGGTTTTTAATGAATAGAGACATAAGACCTATATATACTTCAACATTTACCACTATTGGGGAAAATACTTTCGGAAAAACTTTTTATAATTACGTAGATAAGACATGGCCGTTACAAGATGATATAAATATAGATGTAACAACCACTAAATATACCGACTACTTAACCGAACTATCTAATATAGGTGATGAACTAGACATGGAAAAAACTAACCTGGTATCTAGATTTTTAACTTCCCCGATACTAAAAGAATTTGACACATCAGGACAAAAAGTAGAAAAAACACTTCAGATATATGGAAGAAGTTTTGATGATATAAAAACCTATGTAGACGGTATTGCTTATATGACTAACGTTACCTATGAAGGTACTAATAATATACCTAATAAATTAATTAAGAATTTTGCACAAACTTTAGGGTGGGCAACCCCATCCACACTAGACAATGATACTTTTTTGAATAGTGTTTTAGGTGTATCCACACCACAATATTCTGGTTCCAGCATAGGAAAAACACCAGCCGAATTAGACGTTGAATTATATAGAAGAATACTAATGAATACGTCTTATTTATTTAAGTCCAAAGGTACAAGAAAATCTATAGAATTTTTATTGGGCTTATTAGGGGCACCAGAAGCTTTAATAGAATTTAATGAATATGTGGTTATAGCTGACACAAAATTTAATATGGATAAATTTGACTACATATGGTCAACAATATCCGGTGGGTCATACACAAGTGGTAAGATTAAATATAGTCCAGTCCTGGTCAACCAAGGACTACCTGGGTGGTATATAGCGACAGCTACAACACAAAACCCATTTAAATTATATGATATAAATGGGGAGCAAGGTGATTACCCAGTAACTAAAGATGGGTACCCTACACAACCTAGAGTAACAAACAACTATTTTTTCCAAAGAGGAGCCGGTTGGTTTGAAAGAACGGAAGACCACCAATCAGAGCTGGTTATAGATAATGACAACTCAACCATAAGTGGGTGTAACCCAACCATAGTACAAAAGTTTGTAGATTTTACGTGGGGGGGATTTTGGACCGCTGGAAAATACTCTAACGATGTAAAATCACCTTATTTAGATAGATTTTGGAGATTTCCACATATGCCTTTCGGATTTGGTTTAAATAGGGTTATAGACGATAAGAAATCGTGGGTGCACCAAGACCCAGGACTACAAACTAGAGACTTTACATTTAAAAATAGAGATGCCTACTACCAAACCACAGATGAAAGATTGGTTATAAATGTAAAAAATGTTGATTTAAGTTTAAATGTGGGTCAGGCGTTAGTTTATGATGTTTGGCAACAATCAGTAAAAAGTAATTGTATGTTTAGTGGTGGTTCGTTACCACCACCATACCCTAATTTTGGTGGTATCTGGGATTCAACAAACCCACAAATAGACGCTAAAAAATATGATTTTAAGACATTTAATAGGTATTTTTGGAGACTTTTTATCGACACCAAGAATAGGATGACTATAAATGATGGAAGAACTGGTGGATACCCAACCCTACAACAAATGTATATTGATTACTTAACTAAAAATTGTGGTGGTAATAATCAATATACGTATAATAAAATGATAGAGTATGCTCAAGCAATGGGTGATTACTGGATTAAAATTATAGAACAAATGGTCCCCGCGACTACTTTATGGACAAGTGGTGTAAAAGTACAAAATTCAGTATTTCATAGAGATAAATTTGTATATAGATGTTTTAGTTTATCAGGGACTGTAAGTCAAAGTGCGACAACAGGAGCATTAAATATAGCATTAAGTGGGTACACAGGAACAAATAACCCACAATTTTCAACTATGCCTATATCGTTCCCACCCCCCGCCAATCCTTTAGTTGGTACAGAATATTATAATAATATTATTAGTGGGGTAACAGTAAACCCCACATCCTCCTACTCCAATAGCTACACTATTGATAATCAAGGAGAGTTATTTGGTAGTGAAATAGTTAGTTACGTCACAAATCTTTTAGCGAATGAATTTCACACTAATAAAAAAAAGTATACATCACAACAGATATTTACAAAACAAGGTGGAACTGATAATTTTGTATGTGTTGATGGTTTTAGAGAATTGGGCGCATCTGGTGTTGAGTGGGTAAATACATATACCTTAGGTAATAGTAATAATTCAGGACCCACAGATGTTCCTACACGAGGAATATCCCCAACCCAAACCCCTAATGGTGGAAATAGAACTCAAACACCTAATAGTGGTGGAAGAATAAATGTGGGTAGTACGTCAGCATATTAATTATGGAGAATAAAATATATAGAACTAAAATAGATTTTAGAGAATTATCAGACAAACTAGTTTTTGAATTCTTTGTGTCTGGTAATTTACAATACTATAGTGTTAATAAAAATTGTAATAAAAGTAGATGTTATACCATAACTTACAATAATACTAAAGCGGTGGACGCAGTATTACAAGTTGATGATAATAATAACACCAGATTATTTTTAATGTTTGATTCTAGTAGTCTAACCCTAGAAAATCATTTTCAGAATTTAAGTATTGGTAGTACTGATATCATTTTGGAGGTCTTTAAAAATAGTAATGGTGTGTTTGGTTTTGAAGAAATTAAAGATAGAAGCTTTGGAGCTTTTTTATCTCATAAAAATTACTTTAACGCTAGTGTGGGTAGAAGTATAAACGAGGGGCAAGGAGCCATCAGACATTTTGGTAAAACTATAAACGGTAAAAATCATGCGATACAAATGATACTACCAAAAGTTCGAATAAATAAAAATAAGAATAGTAACATATCTTTTGATATGGATATGTATATGGAAACTGGAGGACAGTACACCAAATCACTAGGATTTAAGATTGGTATAGATGAAACACGTATTATAGAGGGTGATGTTATAACTATTAAACCAGTATGTCCAATTATTAATAAACCACAAAACATTAAATTAAATAATGTATATATAAGTTTAACTAAATCTGATTTAGCGTCTCAAGAAGTATTGTATGATTATAAAAATCAGTTATTAAAACAAAATGTGGAAACTGAAAGTCTACAATTAATAAGTAGTGAGGTTTATGCGGTACAGAACAAGAATTATAATAATGTTAATTTATCTTCATTTAATTTAAGTGCTAATAATATTATAGAAATACCTTATAATGTTTCTAGAGAGGTGGATAATGATGGTAATATTACACCATCTAGAGGAGTAAAGAAAAATGGTAAAAAGGTATACCCACTAAATTGGGTGAATGAAATTAGAGATAACGACCTCTTTTCTTCTGCCAACAAATGTTTAACACTGAGATTCTCAAGTAGAGAACAATTATTAGCCTTTACAGATAGTTTAAAGAAACAACAAATAGGAAATGTTGAGGGATACCTAGTAATGAACCCTAACGGCATAAAAGAACCGGTAAAAAGAACATACACCAAAATCTCCCAATGGATAGAAAGAACAACAATAGACCAATATAATGATGTTAGATTTACCTACGACACAAATTTATATATAAATACAATAACAATATGCCCTAAAAAGAGGTCAAAACTAGGGTCAAAATATGAAGGTACACAAAATTCTTTATATACTAACGACAAATCTTATGTGTTGCCTGGAGGGGGTTATTATAGTGGATACTTTCACTCTGACCCTAAAATAGGGTTTATAACAGGAAAGGATAAAAAAAGTACAGAACAGATATTATTAACTCCATTATATCAGTACGCACCTATCGCTAAAAATAGTAGTACTGATTTTTGTTTCACCACATTTAATAATACCGTACCACAATATTCTGCTTTTTCTGCCACTTCTACTAGTGAAAACGAACCAAATAAGACTTATGATTTACATATAAGTGCCTCTTCATTTTCAGCTGAAACTATAATACCTATTAGTAATATAGTTAGGGCTCAGAATTTAACATTAATAGGTGACTTAACAGAAAATTATGCCCCTTACGCTTTTTCCGAGGTTTATAGTGAAAATGGTGGTAGTGTTGGGTTAGATAATACAGACCCAGATAACTATATGACGTTTTCCGCTAGGAGTTCCGGAGTATACAGATTTACGTATAAAGCCTATCTAGATATCAAATATACAGACACCAAATGGTGTCAATATATTACAAATGCATTCCCATCAGCGTTTACTACCAATTACCCAACTAACGATTACGAAATTAAAAGGTTAATAAATACTTCGATAATAAAAGCCGGTGATGGAGAAACTACCACAGTATTACAAGATACTGGATTTAAGTACAATCCAGGTGTAAGATATAAAATTGGTGATGAATACGATGTTCCAGACAATACTGGTGTATTAGATTTTTCATTCATTACAAAAATAGTAAAAACTTCAGGTACTGGAGCAACAAAAACAATTTTGAAAAGTTTTGAGGTTTTAAGGTGTGAGGGTGATGGTTCTGCGGATGATTACTTAACATTAGAAGTAAGCCCTAATGATGTGACTACTAGTGGGGCTAACTCATGTATTTTAAGTGGTGTATCCTCATCAACTATTTTCCACAAATCTATCCCGGTTACAGTGGACACTGGATTTATAAACCTAGCGAGTGGAGATACAATCCAACTACTATATGAGGGAAGTTGGTCGACAACCTCAAAGGGAGGACACTACTCTTTAGTGGGTGAAACAAACATAGATGCAAATCTTGGGAGTAAATTAAACTTCAGTGGAAGCCCAGTAGAATCACCTTGGTTTAGAGGGATTAAATTAGCGGACGAGGTTGTCGAGAAAAATTTATTTTTTGACCAAACAAAGACATCAAAACCATTTAAGATGACAAATAGTGATATAGGGGGCGTAGTTACATTAAACGGTTCATTATATTTGTCTGACAAGAGATGTGGGAATATACAACCACCGACCATAGATGATACTACATTTAAAAACCAGATGTTTATAGACTCTGATGGGAAAGACCAAAAGTTAATATGGAATATTAAAAGTAATAAAATAACTAATAAATGGCAAAGATTAATAGAGTCTAATACCATAAAAGATTATACATTAGCACCACAAAGTAATGGTAAAATGACCACAATGAAAAAAGATGGTGTATTCTGCTTTTACTTACCAACGTATAATAATGATGATAGAGCTACGTGTATATATAAATTTCCACAATTAGCTCAATCGTACGTTATTAAAAATGTATTTAAAAATTATTTTGGTGGTGAGGTTAGTAATTATATAATTGTTACGACAGACTGCGATTTTCACATGCCTTGTTCAACAACCCAAGTACTTTCTGCCTATGATATTTTACATAAAACAACCCCAGATAAATGGAAATTAACTAACGATGGGTCAAAAATAAGTATAGGTGGTAAAGAAGTTACAATTTTGGGTGGTGTAACTAATAGAAGTAAACCAGCCAAAGTTGCTACACAAACTGATAAATGTCAGTACTATTGTAAGTGTGGACAACTATTAGCGGAACAATTAAAACTAGACCCCATATATGGGATAACTAACGAATTAACTGATTTAGAGGTTAGTAATTGTCAAGGATGTATAGAAAAGGCAAATAATTATTGTAAAAGTTTACACACTAATTGTACACCAGTAGTGTTAGGCGATTGTAAAGGTCAAAATGCCTATTTACCACAAGTAGATACTGGTATTATAACTAAAACTAAAGGAAATGTGCCAGAACCTATAGACAAAGGAAATGATAGTGGGACAAGACCACCAAGTCCACCACCAAGCCCACCTGAAGGTGAAGGTAGAGGTGTAGATGGAGAAGGTAGAGGAGGACCAAGAGGGCCAAGAGGAGGTGGAGGACCAAGAGGTGGAGGAGCTAGTATGGGTGGAGGAGCAGGATTTACTTCAACTCAAACAACATTTGAGGGGTGTCCGTGTGGTGACGGTTCAGTTATTGGTAGAATTCCAGAAACATATTCGATAGAATGTTGCGAAACACCAATAGTACCACCAGTAGGACCACCGCCACCACCACCACCAGTAAATATGTTATATTCTTGTATTGAGGGTATATGTAGACTATCTGATAGGGGGGAATATAAGACAATAGAAGAATGTGAAAAAAGGTGTACAAAGGTGATAGTAGACGAAGGAAAACCTGTAGAACCAAAAAAACCAGAAGAGGTGGAGGATATGGTAATAAAAGGGTATGATGAAGAAAAAACAATAGAAAAAGATGGGTCAATTAAACCTGCTGAGGAAGAAAAAGGGGGTATATGTAAGAAAGGTTTTTATTGGTGTCAGGAATTCGGTAGATGTATCCCTGATGACATAACATGTGGAAAAATAGAATTAAAATAAATGGCAGTATATCAAGGTAGTATACATATGAGTGGGTTTATATTAACGAGTACGTTAAGTGGTACTTGTAGTGGTGCCATCTTAAATACACAAGTTTCTGGTGGTACAGCCCCATATATTGTTAATTGGTCAGCAGACACTGGTTTTAGTGCTACTACTTGGGACATTATAAATTTGTGTAGTGGTGACTACTTGGCATCAATAACGGATGTTAATGGTGGTACAGGTAGTACACTTATTTCTTTAAGTGCTTTTACAGTACCGCAAATTTCAGCTTCACTAACTGACAGTAGTTGTATCCTAGACCCAAACAAACTAGGAGAAATAACTGTTGTTTCTTCTGAAACTAAAACCTTAAGTTATAAATATGAATTACGTAAAGACGGTGCATTAATTGATACTCATTACGGTACTAGTGCGGATACACAACATACTTTTACAGATATAAAAAATGGTATGTATTCTTTAAGTGTTGTTGAAGATTCACCATTAAATACCACCACTTCACCTGATAATACTGGGTGTACTTCTTACGATTATAATGATGGTGGTGTTTATAGAGGGTGGACAATAAACGCAACAAGTCTATTTAATAAGTGGAAGAAATATATACCAAATGCGAATAGCACTATATTTTTTCAAGCTGGTTGGGGACCTGCACCATATGGTGGTGGTACTAGATATTTTGAAAGTGGTTTAGGGGGTAACGGAGAAATTTATGTTGACGACCCCTATTGTTGGTTTTATACTGGAGCGACCGACACTAGGAAAACCAACTCTAGTAATACTTGGTACTTAGGTGCAACAGCAATGACTATGACCGAAGGAACCAATCTAGGTCCTGACAGTATAAATCCAGCTCTTAACGTAAACATAGGATGTTTTTATTATAATACAGTAATTAATAAAATGGTAATAAATTACCCAACCAGAGATTCTAATATAGCTTGGGTTACCTATGACCCCAGAGAAGATTATGGTCATGAAGGTAGTCCTATAGCCACATCAACACTAACTGGTGCTACATATGGGGTAACGACAACTAATGTACTAAGTACGGATATTACAATAAATGAAAGTAATGTTGTAATTGCGGCCAACTCAATACTAACCGGGTCCCAAGATAAGTTTTTCTGTGGTACAGGAGCAAACGGAACCCAAGCAATAGGTATGGTTAGTTTATGTTCTTACAACAACTATACTTGGCAAACATCTCTTTCATCTTTATCTAATGACACCTCAAGCATGTCTTTAATTTTAGCATCTTTTAGAGATACATATGGTAAATACGGACCAACAGGTGTGACCCACACACTATCAATCCAGTTCGCCCCAAGTGGTAGTATATTTGTAAACAATAACAAAAATCAGAGTGCTTACGGATTTAATAAAACACCTATAAGTGAGTTTATGGATTGTTGGGATGATGGGTTAAGTGGGATAACCAATAACGGTTGTAGTAGTATCTCTAACCCTAATTATGGGTACACCACAGTAATTAAGAATAGTGGTACAAAGTCCCCATTTAGTGGGCAGACCCAATGGAATAATGTTGGGGCTATAAGAGTTAAAGTAATTCGTTCCGGTACTGTAGGTGAACAGTTCAATATACAAATAACTGATACTATGGGAACAAGTGTTACTGCGGGTAAAACAAAAGGATTGACAGACTCTAACCCGTATAACCCAGCTTACGATATAGAGTTTAACTTACTAGATAAAACTACATGGTCCGGAAATACAGCGAGTGCCCCAATTTGGGCGGATGAATATAGTTTATGTAAATATTTAGGGTCTAAAAATATAGGGTTTGAAGAAACGTCGGTACCAGAATCAGGATGGTATCATATGCAATTTAGTGGTGACCCAGTTGAGTCCGTTATAACCACGCCTAGGTGTGGTCAAGAAGACGGACCTAGTAAGACTATAGAAATTACTGCAACTACTGGAACCACAATCAACATTATAAAAAATAAACCAACAACACAATATGTTAGTAGTGAACCAGGAGTGCCACAAGTATCACCTAGGGTTAAAGTTAGTTTACAAACTATGCCTGAACCATCAGTTACTATAGCTGGACTAAGTTCACCAAAAGATAAACTAACACAAACTAAAGGTGGGCAACCTAGATTACAAATTTATAATACAGCGGATTATGATAGAAGGTTATGTGTGGATGGTGGCTGTTTTAGTATTTGTGATGGTGACCCATGTGGGTTTGGTAAAAATGTGGATTTTTATTTTGGCGGGGATAACTCAGATATAGCATTTGGAAACATGTATCCAAAATTTAGGATATATCCTTATTTACAAGAAACTGATGAAGTGGCTACCGTACCTGTTTATGAAGCACTTTTTGATACGTTACCATCCTATGTAGACCCAGGAATTAAAAGCCTTGTTTTTAGTGCACAAACTTATTTACCTTTTAATGGTTTTGATATTGATATATCGTGGCAATATATAGTACGATTAAGTTATTTATTTAAAGATAAAAATTCGGATGTTTGGATTGATACAGCTCAATACCCACCTAATAGTCAAGTAAATAATAACAAAGATTTTTATATGGTACTATTATCCAACCCACCGGTACCAAATTTAAAATTTGATGACGGAACATTCGCAACACCAACATATTCCCCATCACTAAAAACTGAAAGAATTACCATATCAGATATGCCAGACATAACTGCTAGTACTTACAGTGCTTATACTTTTATATATACACTACAAACAAATAGTGCTTCTAGGCCACTAGTAACAGCAAATGGTGTTATTTTGACACCAGGAGTTAGTGCTTCCACATCTACTGGACCTACAGGTGATTATAGATATTTAACAACGTCTAGAGCTTGTGTATTTTTTCCTGAGACAGTAAGAAATGGGGATACACTACAATTTGTGTATGATGCTGCTGGAGGGTCGTATACTCAGAATCTAATAATTCCTAACTCAGTTTCTGCATCTAGTGCTGAAACAATATATTCAGAAAATGGGTACTATTATATTAATTTAGATAAACAATCTGTGGGGGCTGTCGTAGTTGCTATAAATGGAATAACCCAAGTAAATGACACAGATTATAGAAAAGCTGGAGATACAAAAATACAACTACGATTAGGTACCTCTAACTATCAATCCGGTGATACAATAAGTCTTTTTTATAGGACCATCTATCAAGTAATACAATTTTCCACAACTAAAAACCCAGTAGTGCCTGTGTCATACTACAAAGGAAATAACCTAAAAGATGAAGTTATTATACAGATGTTTGACAGTGAAGGGAATAATATAGAACAATTACAACAAATAAATGATATGGAGGTTACTGGAACATTATTAAACAGCTTTCAGTTAAACCCACCCGCACCAGGAAACTATTCCTATAAAGTATTGATAAGAAGATACTACCCACTTATGAATGGAGAAAACACAATCACAGAGTCATCAACAGACCTTGTCGGGTTTGAAATAACTAATGATGTGTTCTTTTCACCATCCAATAACAAAAATATAAATGGTATTGGTTTGGTTACTTCTTAAAGTGAGATAAAATGTATTTATAAATAAAGAAAAATATGAGTTATATAATTAAAAACAGTACACAAGGAGCTATTGTCGCTCGATTAACAGACGCTGGTAGAAAAAAACTATCCGAAGGAAAACTAAACATAAGTCTATTCCAACTAGGAGATAGTGAAATGTGCTATGATTGTTATAGCACTCTACCAACACAATTAAGTAGTGGTATTAATATATTACAAGCTGAACATAACGCACAAAATTTAACACCATTACCAGAAAAAAATAAAGGTCATGTTAAATACCCATTAAATGGTGGTATCGCTACTGGAGACACCTTTGGACCAACCATAGCCCAACATACATACGAAGAAGTATTTAATACCGCTACGGCAAGAGGATTTTTTGAGGTTCCCACACAAACTCCAGCGGAAGCTTTAGTTGGGGCATACACATCTTTTTCAGCAAATACTGGTAGTAGTTATACATTATCGTCTAATTGGACAACCTGTTTTTCAGCTTTAACTGGAACTACCACCTTAGCTATAGTAAGTGCAACCTGTAGTACACAAAATTATACACCAGTGGTGGGTGACCTACTTTCTATTACTTATGGTTATAGTGGAACTAATTGTTCAGAATTAAATTATACTGCCGCATCCCAAACACTGTTTTATCAAGTACTTGGTGGTAATAGTAATAGTGCACAAACAAATGTTTCTTTAACTTTAACTGTTGATAGGGTTCTACCTAATTATTCTTCGGATACAACTACATATTCTGCTTTTACTGGTACTTGTATGTATGTTAAAGTATACCCTTCTTTTTCAGCAAACCCATTAACCACTTCTAGTATTTACAATACAGCAGCCACTACTTCTGATTGGTGTGACGACACACTATCGTTTAACAATTGTTCAAGTGCTTCCGCTACGGATGTAAAAATATGGAATATGAATATTAATTGGACACATACAGTAGCTGGGGTGACCACACCTACATATGAAAGCGCTCAATATTACGGGTCTAGTGGTTATTGTGGGTCAAAAGAATATTTTGGGTTAGAAAGTGATAACGGACAAACTTTCTTTGGTGATGTTAAAACTGACACATATCACGGGGTTAGTTGGGGTACTTGGTACTATGACTCCTTCGATAATGTTAGAACAGTACTACCATCCCAACAAAAATGTGCAGGATTCATTCACTACACTAATAACACTACAACTGATTTTTACGGAGAAAAATTTGCATTAAAACAACAAGGATATAACCCACTAACCACTATAGGTGAAGCTAAAAACTTTAAATTACATCTACCGTGGTTAATGTGGCATAAAAAGAGTTCTAATGGTTCAGGTACCGGTACTGGAGCTGGTAATGAAACTGAATTGGGACAAACGTTTTATGTGGACCCACCGGGGTATAATGTTTTCCCAACACAACCTAATATTATGCAATCTAACTTGAATATTAATATGAATGATGATGGTCTTAGGTATTACACACTATGGGATGATAACGCAGGAAGTGGAACCACACCAAACAGAGTGGGTAAAGTATTTCCAGATTACAAAATGTTGGTTATTGATGATGAAGAATTATTAACAGCAATGTCATACAAATCTAATAGAAGTTGGACACTACCAGCACCTAAAACAAATAAATTACCTGCTGGTACCTGTGACAGTACAGGATGTACCAGTGGTGTTCTACAAGCTGTGGGTGATACATTATATGTTACTTATTTCTTTACAAACGGTACGGGGATGACAACCGGGTTACATTGTAACTACTATGTTCATGAAACATTATCTCCAGGTGAAGATTCATTTGACTTATCGGTAACTTTTGGTCCGGAATTTCCATATTTAAGAGACTTTACAGCTGGAGGTACTGGATTTGAAGCGGATGGACTACACCTACTTACACAGGTGGTGCCAAACGGAGGAGTCCTCCAACCAACCGCTTGGAAATATAAAACCGTAACCAATGAAATACCAAATCATGTTGTTGGTGGTAAAATACAAGCACCTAACCTAATCAATAAGACTTTTAATTTAACAGGTAACGATTTTGACGCTAGTTGTTTATGTTGCTATTCAGCACTTACAGCTTATACACTAAATACTTTTATTACTATACCACAAACAGGTATCGATAGTGAAAAATTACAATTTGGTGACGAATACTTTTTATATGGGACAATAGAAACAGATATAATGGCAACTATCTATGAGATGAAACATGTGGTACAGTTAGGTACTAATGAATTTGTAACATCAACTAACCCAACATGGACAAACTATAATAATAATAACAACACTATAACCACGCCCCTACTAACTGAGGTTGGGTTATTTGATAATGAAAATGGATTCCCAGACTTAATGGCTATAGCAAAATTTCAAAATCCAGTCCAACGTACTGGGACCCAACAATTTGTAATAGCTATTGATTTTTAATGGGTTATTTAAATATACATAATAATACTTTATCGGGCAATACATTTAGAATGTATTTGTCAGATTATGGCAAAAGTGTGTTAAGTACTGGTGGGTTTTTTAGTGCGTTAGATAAATTTGGGTTGTCGGATTCTGATATAGACTATAGAAGATTTGTAGGTGACGGTAATTGTGTTAATCAACTAACATTAAGTGCACTTACAGGTTCTTGTTTTTATGATTTACCGGATTTAAGAGGTGGAGAACCGACAACACTATCAACAACATATGGAACTACAACTTCGGTAATGGTAGGTCCACGATGTGATGTAAAAAATGGGGCGGTTAGATTACATGAAACATGTTATGGAGTAAATCCAGTAAACTCTACTTTATGGCATACGTACACACCACAACCGAAATACGGGGAAATAGATAACCCCGAAAGTGGAATGGAGAGTAGTTGTTGGACACTAGGTAAAAATGTAACTAACTATTACCCATCATATTGTATAACATGTGCAGACTTCAATACTGATGGTCAGATAGATATTACGGATTTAAAAACCATGTTAAATTTTGTAGGAGCAAACAATTATGAGGGTGAGGAGTTAATGGGAGATTTTAATGGTGATGGTAAGGTAGATATATTAGATTTAACTAGTTTTATGGAATGTATGAAATTTAATAATGTAGACATAAATAATTTTTGTTCAGATAAAGAAGTTTTTTGTTTGCTTTGTGAACATTTAGGAAATAAATCACCTTGTAACGGGGACTGTTTAAAATGTGTTTAAAATATAACAGAAATCAAATAACAAGATAATTATATAATAATAGGATAATAATATGGGATATATAGATAGTGCAACCACTATAACATTGAGGTTAACTCTAACTGATGAGGGGCGTAATAAAATGCTAAACTCTGGAACTCAGGTTATGGATTTATTTGATAAATTTGGTATTTCTGATGGGGATATAGATTATAGGAATACACAAATACATGCAGATAGTACAAATACCAGTAATGATTCGGCACAATTAGGTTACCTACCAAATGTAACGGGTAATCTAACAAACTTTAGACAAGCCGTAAATAACGGATACAAGTTAAATAACTTTGTTTGGAGTACACCACAAAACAATAAAATTATTGCGAGCCCAAAAACCTATGTCGCTATAGGATTTAGAGGGAGTGATAACTTAGTAAAACACTATAGAGATAATGTAGAGATAGATGTTTACCTACATGACTATTTTGTACTAAATAAACTGTTAAGTCTAAGATATGTGGATGACCACAAAGACATACTCTCAAGTGACCCTACAGGAATAAGTGACTCAGTAACTAATTATTATAATGACGTTTTAAACGTAAAAAGTAATAATGAATATTTAACTTTATTAAATGATTTAAGTGAACACGGGATAGGTCAGTATTTAGATTTTTGGGATAGTGTTAAAGTATATAATGGAACAACATTAAAAAGTGAAAATGTTAAATTAGTTCCACAAAAAGACGATTCGTACTATAATGCGTTGGCTTTAGCTGGTGGAGCATTTATGGGTAGAGGAGAACACACCGGGATAGACTTCTCGCAAACCAACCTAAAAGGTACAAAAATAGCTTCTCCGTTCTCAATGGTATTTTCACCAGGAATTAACGCAACGAATACTAGATATGTTAAGGGAGCTGGGAATGCTGGGATAGGATTTGCCGCGTTTGATGTTGGTTATTTAAATAGTGGAGGGATAAATGTATGGAATCAAAATGGGGAATCCTACCCAATCTTTAATATGACTAGTATGATGGATGGATGGTCCACACAAGTCGATAATATTAAAAATGTGTTTGTTGGGTTCGTAACATCTGTAGATATGGAAAGTAGTTTAACTACCGACACCGCACAACTAGGGGCAAATGGATACTCCAACATAAACACAACTATTACATCCGCAAGACTAGTACTAAATGTAGCAACAAGTGAGTTAAGTCCGACATACTACCCAATAAAACTTAAAAGATTAACAAAGAATCAAGGAGAGTATGTTAATATTAATAACCAAGAAGCAAAGGGGATAAATATAACCACAACAACACACCCATCAGACACATATGGTCTTTTAGTGGGTGGACTAGAATATACATCTAATTGGGTACAATCCCAACAAGGATATAAATCAGGAGCACCTTATTTTAATATTTATCCATCACGTGATAATGGTAACAGAATAGAAGCTAATAAAGTTGTTGCACAACAAGAACCATATTATACTTTAGGTACTAGAATGATGAAAATGAGTGATGATATTTTTCTTAATGTCGCAGGACAACTAAATAGCTTTTGGAAAACAGATACATACACTGGTGGATTCAAAGGAGGGTTAAGTGGTACAGGTATAAGTTCTTATAACATATCAATACCTATTACTTGGAATGTACATTCGTTAGATTCACCTAACGCAACCCCATGTAAAGTAACAGTAAGGTTTAAATTTAATAAAGATGCTGTAAAACAATCCATATCCTATAATAACCTAATGTCCCAAAACTATTATAGGGTTTTTGATAACTCGACAATTAGATTTTATGGTGAAGCAGGAGCCGACCAAAGTTCGTACTCACAAGACCCAAGAGGGTATGGGTTTGTTAGTGCATCCACATATGCGTGGCAAACTAGTGGTGGAAAAGCTCTATTTAGAAAATTAATAAGTGGTCAACAAATATAAAAAATTATGAATATAAATGCATTAAATTGGTATAGAAAACACAGTAATTTTACTGAGAATAGTAAGAATGCACAAAGAGTTCCATTACTTTATTTTGATACACAAAATGTACCTGGTGGAAGAAATAGATTTGTGGATTTTGTAAAAGCAAAAAGTGGTCTAGAGTTTTTTGGTACACCTGGTGAATATGGAGCACAATACAAAGCATCTAAATATATATCTGTGGTGAGTCCACCAGACAAAGGAAAGATTATGTTTACAGATTATCCAGGAAATACGCAACTCACAGCTACAAAAGTTTTTCCAGGGACCCAACAAAATGATAACGCTACAACTGACGCTAGCCCTTTTCATATGGTAAAACTTTACTTTGTTGGTAGAGCGTCCTTAAGTTTAGACGTACGTCCTAACTCAAATAATTATAAACAATGGTATTAAAATGGGAAAATTAAAGAAAATACAAACAAATCAAAAAACTATAGAAGCTGTTCTAGTTCCTTTCAGTGCAGGCACCGGATGGAATACAATAAGTGGTACAAATTTAACATTTACCTCGGTACAAAGAAGTGCAACTAATGGTAGAGCATTCTCTAATCTATACACTTCATTTAACCTACCAACTAATTCCGCACAGACAACTAATTATACTTCTAGTTGGGTAAATACCGGTATGAGTGGGTTAAATGTTGCTGATATTATAGTTGTAGATATACCTAATAACACCTATGGGGAACTAATAGACGGTAGAACTATAAAATTAGTAATCCCAAACAACAGTGGTGGTACATATGACATGTATAGTTCTTATTACGAACCAATTCCCACATCTTCAGACAACTCCAGTCAAGCAGAATATTTTGGAAATCCAATAATATCCGGAAGTTTGGTTGGTAGACCTGGAATACCATCGTCTAATATAGCTTTTCTATTTTGTGATGAAATGGGGGGCCCAACCTTATCGGCTTCTAATTCCACAATTACTAGTTGGGCAAACGGATGGCAAGAAGGTTTAACACCTAACGGTTACGTAGGTGGGGGTACGGATAACTTTAGGTTTGGTAATACCATATCTAGTAGTAACACACCAAAAGCTTACGCACAAACTAACGATAAACCAGTAGGTATTTGTTATCTAGATAAAGGATTTATAGTTTTAAGTAGTTCTGCTTTAACAACTAATAATGTTGCATTACCAGGGTTTATGTTTTCAGGAGCATCAAGTGGTGGGTCTCAGACATATGGTGGTAACTCTTCAGCCTTCACACAGGTACATTTTACTGGTGCTACTTCCGCTTCCTGTAGTTACTACTCTTTCGAAAAAGAATGGATTATGTCAATTAATGTGGTTGCTGATTCTGGAGAATTCTATATAACAGAAAATCAAACCGCAGCAAGTTCTGAATCACCATACTATGGGGCTGGTGGTGAAGACAGTGGTATACAATTTAAAACACCTTTTGGTGATGTTAATCAAATATGGGACCTATCAGATATATCTTCATCATATATAACTGAAATAGGATTATATGATGGGCAAGATAGATTATTAGCCATAGCTAAACCAGATAGACCTATAAAAAAGACAAAAAATACACCAGTAAACTTGACTTTAAAATTAAAATTCTAATATTTAGTACATGACTAAAATTGGAAAAAGACCAAAGGTACTTGGTTTAGACATATCTACTAAAACTATAGGATGGGCACTTTTTGACATCGAGAAACAGGAACTTTTAGAGTTGACCCACTTCTCACCAAAAATTAAACCCAAGCCAGAAAATAAAATTGAGGAGATGATGGCCAAAGCAAATCAGTTTAAAGAGAAACTTACCGACTACCAAAAATTTGGAATCACTAAAGTAATAATTGAAGAACCATTAATCAGTTCTAATAATGTTAGAACAGTAGCAACTTTAATTAGGTATAATTCTTTAATAACTAGAGTTATATATGAAGTTTTAGGTATCATACCAGAATTTATATCTACATACGATTCTAGAAAATTTGCTTTTCCAGACCTATACACTGAAAATAAAAAAGGTAAAAAAGTTTTATTTGGGGGGTATAGTAAGGGTTGTGATAAAAAACATATTATATGGCAAAAAGTTTCCGATAAAGAGTCTCACCTTACTTGGGTTTATACTAGAAACAATACATTAAAAAAAGAAAATTACGACATGTCAGATGCTTACACATGTGTTCTAGGTCAAATGAAACAAAAAACAATTTGGTAATTGACTAGTATTTAAAAATTCCATACCTTTATATTCATGGATGACTCCCCACTATTATTAGAATTATTACAAGAAGTTTTAGGTGAAATAAATTCACACTACCCAAATAACTCTCAAATATCATTTGATTGTCCAGTTTGTTCTTATGACATTAAGGGTTTGGATAAGGGGGATGGTAAGGGTAATTTTGAAGTTAATTACGCACAGGGTGTTTATAAGTGTTGGGCTTGTTCAGAAGTTTACAATACTCACGGGTCTTTAAATAAATTATTTTTAAAGTGGGGTAACAAAAGGCATAAATCTACTTGGGAACTAATAGGTGGGGACTTTATAAAAAAAACTATTAGAAAGTACGAAGATGTAAAACTACCAAAAGAATACATTTCATTCACCAAAGCAAATAAATTGACAATACCGTACAAAGAAGCCTACAACTACCTCCTAAAAAGGAATATAACTAATGAAATGATTATAAAACACTCCATTGGTTATACCACAGAAGGAAAATATAGGGGTAGGATAATAGTACCATCTTTTGATGATAAAGGTGAAATTAATTATTTTGTTTCTAGGTCGTATGTTGGACATAAAAATAAGTATAAAAATCCAGAAGCTGAAAAAGATAAAATAATTTTTAATGAACATTTAATAGATTGGGAAAAAGACATATATTTGGTCGAAGGGGTTTTTGATATGGTATTTGTTGATAATTCTATCCCAGTTTTAGGTAAAAGTGTTAGTGATAAATTATGGGGTAAATTATATGACAACGCTAAAAAAAATATTATAATATGTTTAGATGGGGATGCTTGGGAAGACGCTAGGAAACTATATAGAAAGTTAGACGGAGGAAGACTCACAAATAAAATATGGTTAACTAAACCACCCAAAGATAAAGATATTGGTGACTTAGGTGGGGTAGAAAGTTTAAAAAAAATACAACTATTATGAAGATAACAAAAGAATTAGCTAAATTTAATAATATTAAGTTTCATGATAAAGAACATATCTATTATTTAGATGGGGTTAAAACAAAATCAGTAACAGGAATCTTATCTGACTATAAACATCCTTTTGATAAGGAATATTGGTCACAAAAAAAAGCAGATGAAAGAGGAATTACTAAAGAAGAAATATTAAAAGAATGGAAATATAAAGCAGACTTTTCATGTGAAAAAGGCTCCGCTTTTCATGAATATGCAGAAAATTTTTTAACTAATAAATTATTCCCATTCCCAGAACATAAAATAACCGAAATGTTAGGTAGTGTAGAGAATATGTTAACCTGTAAGGAAGCTGTCACAACCCTACAAGTAATGTTTAAAGAATTTTATGACAAATCATTTGGTAGGTTAATACCTGTTAGAGCGGAGGTAGTGGTTGGTGATGTTGAATGGGGTGTTACGGGAATGATTGACCAACTATTCTACAATGAAAAATCTAAGAAATTAGAAATATGGGATTGGAAAACCAATAAAGCTATAAAAGATAAAAATAAATGGCAACAATTTAAAGAACCACTATCACACCTTGACGTCTGCGAATTAAATACATACTCACTCCAACTATCGTTTTATAAATTAATAGTAGAACGAAATACTGAATTACAGTTAGGTGATAACTATATAGTTTGGTTTAATGAGAATAATGACACGTACAAAATTATAAAATGTTATGATTTTAGTGAAGAAATACTAAAAATAATGAAAAAATGAATAACTTAGGAGATATAGTTAAGGTAAAATTAAACCAAATAGACGGTAGGTTTGACTCCACCAATTGGATACAAAGAATTAAAAAAATTGCACTTCCGTATGGTTGGGGTGGATTGGAGAATAGTATAATTAAAAAAGGTTACGACACAGAAAAATACGGATTTATAAAAGTAAGACCATCTAGAAATAAATTAGGTAGGTATGAAATTTTAGATGGGAATCATAGGGTAGAACTACTTAAAAAAATATATGGTGAAGAAGAGGATATATGGGTAGAATTACCCGAACTAAAATCTGATGAGGCCGACACATTCACAGACTTAAAAATAATGTACATACCAACACTAGCATTTTTTATTTATTACGCATTGTTACCTTTAATTTGTATATCTGTAATTCTATATATGGTACTGGTATTGGTTAAAGATGTTAAATATAGGGCACAAACAGACACACACCCACTAACGGGTTTAACCTGGTTATATAAGACCAGTAAAAAGTTATATGATATGGTAATAATGTTATACTACAACGCTCAGTCTATTTTATGTGGAATGTTATTTTTAGTTTATATTATCTACTTGTTTCATTGGTATTGGCTGGAAATATTAATATTTACTTGTTTTAATATAATATTACTTTTAGTATTCAGGTTTTTCGGGATACACACAAAATCTATAAAAGACCTATGGAAATAAATAAAATAATACATTATTCGGACCTACATCTTAAATTATACAAACAACATAATAGAGATAAAAAAGTTCTAGACTTAGCATTAACTAAATGGAAAGATTTAAAACCAGATAGAATAGTTTTTACTGGAGATTTCGTACATTCCAAAAACCAAATGACACCAGAATTGATAAGTTTAATGTCTTGGTTTATGAAAGAAACCGCAAAAATCTGTAAATGTATATATCTTATTGGTAATCATGATTTTTTAGAAAACAACATGGATAGACTAGATGCAATCTCACCAATTATAGACAGTCTAAATAACGAAAATATAGTTTATTATAAAGAAAAAGGGTGCTATGAGGATAACAATGTATTGTGGTGTGTTTACTCACTAAGAAACCACAATGTAAGTCCTGACATACCCCAAGACAGTCCGTTATATAAAATAGGTCTTTTTCATGGACCCATTGAAGGAGCTTCTAATGATTTTGGGTTTGTATTTACTGATGGTTACAGTGTTGACAGGTTTACTGGTTGTGATGTTGTATTAGCTGGGGACATTCATAAAAAACAAACATTCAAGATTCCAGGTAATAAAAAAGCGTATATGGTAGGTTCAATGATAATTCAAAACTTTGGAGAAAGTATTAAAAATCATGGGTACGGTGTATACGACATAACCACAGAAAAATATAAGTTTTTTAATCTTGATAATACACAACCATATCTTAACTTTAGAATAACTGATATAGAAGATTTAGAGAATGAAAAAGAGATTTTAATAAATGGTTGAGATTAATAATAAATTAAAAAAGGAATTTACAGAATACTGTAAATTGAATGGCATTGAAGAAATCGATGAATTTATTGTTAAATGTACCAAGGACGGACTAACCTTAGATAAATACGGTGTGTCACCCTTCCTACCAAAATCACAAATTCAAGAAGTACCCGTAGAAAAGGAAGTAATAAAAGAAGTAATAAAAGAAGTTATAGTAGAAAAAGAAGTTATAGTAGAAAAAATAATAACTAGGGAAGTAGATAATGAACAGTTAATTTCAGAGTTAAAAATTTTAAAAGAACAATTACGTGAACAAGAAGTGATAAATAAAAAACAAAAAAATAAAATAAAAGAACAAGATGATGTCCTAGAACATTTTAAAAATGTTACAGTAAATAGAAGAACAACTCATTTAAAATCATCTAACTTACAAGACCCCTATTTAGATTAATATTATGGAAACAATTATATGGATTTTAGCAGCTTATGGAATGTCTCAAATTTTGGTATTTGGGTCAATATTCGACACACCGAGAGATTGGATAACTAGACATTCTACTTTTTTTGGTGACCTACTGGGGTGTATGATGTGTACCTCTACATGGGTAGGGTTTTTCTTTGCTATAGCATTCTACTCACCAACAATAACAATGATTACAATACCATACACAAATATATTTTTTGATGGTATGTTAGCTTCAGGGTCAGTATGGGCACTAAACGCAATAATTGAGTGGTTTGAAGAGAACAGACCACCAAAGGACTAAAGATAAAATTTGATTTATGTTTTATAATGGTTTATACTTTATACATGAGTCAATTAATATCTATACATAAACCAATACCACTATTTAAAGTTTTCATGTCTAATACCGCACCTAAAAATGTGGGAGAGGTTTTAATGTCTGGGTTTGTGGGGGAAGGTAAAAAAGTAAAAGACTTTGAAGATAAATTAAAAATATATTTTGGGAACAAAAATCTAGTAGTTTTAAATTCAGCAACGTCAGCCTTACATTTAGCGATACACATGCTAAAAAAACCCAATAATCTTATTGAAAATACATATAAACACGCACCACAATTAAGTGAATGGCCTGGATTAAATCCTGGTGATGAAGTGTTAACGTGTCCATTAACTTGTACCGCCACAAATTGGCCAATTCTAGCTAATGGTTTGGAGATAAAATGGGTAGACGCTAACCTCGACACATGTAATATGTGCTTAGAAGATTTAGAACACAAACTATCCCCAAAGACTAAAATTATAATGTTAGTGCATTGGGGTGGAAGCCCAATAGATTTAGATAGTGTTGAACGAATAAAGGATGTTTGTAAAGAAAAGTACGGATTTAGACCGGTAGTTATTGAAGATGCTGCACATGCTTTTGGGTCAACTTACAAAGGTAGAAAATTAGGTAGTACTAACCACGATAATTTTGTTGTGTACAGCTTCCAAGCTATTAAACATCTAACATCAGTAGATGGTGGGTGTTTAATTTTACCAGATAACAGGTCACTAAAAAGAGCTAAACTGTTAAGGTGGTATGGTATTGATAGAGAAGAAAACACTAAAGATTTTAGGTGTGAAAATAATATAGAAGAGTGGGGGTTTAAATTTCATATGAATGATGTTTGTGCAACTATAGGTTTAAGTAATTTACCCCATATAGAGACTATTATAGAAAAACATAGACAAAATGCGTCATACTACACTGAAGAATTAAAAAATATAAAAGATGTTGAAGTATTCGAGAATGGTAATAACAGTTCTTCACATTGGGTTTACACAATAAAAGTAGAAAGGCAAAAAAGTTTTATAGAGTTAATGAAAAGAAAAGAAATTATGGTAAGTAGGATTCACGAAAGGAATGATAAACACTCATGTGTTAGTCAATATAAAGTAAACTTACCTAATATTGACAAACTAGTTAATAAGATGGTCTCCATTCCTGTTGGGTGGTGGTTAACCAAAGAAGAAAGAGAGTATATTGTAGAATCTATTAAGGAGGGTTGGTAAATGGATAAAACTATTTCCTGTATTATAATAAACACATTTAATAACGAGTTCGTTAAAAAAAGAACAATCCCAAGTATTATAAACACCACTAAAACATTAAATGGGTGGGACGTGGAAATTATAGTAGTTGACAATAACCCAAATAACAAATTTAAAATTAATGAAACTGACAATATAAAAGTAATAAAATCAGAACCATACCACCTACCCAAAGCCTTTAATTGTGGGGTGAAACACGCAAAATATAAATATATTGCTATATTTCATGACGATTGTGAGATGTTAGATTATAATTGGGTAATAAAAACCACCAACCAGTTAAACGACCACGTATACGCTACTAGTCCAGAATTATACACCAACGCAAAACCATATAAAGTTGTATCACACACAGATTACCTAAAGGAAGTTCCGTTAGTTATGGAGAGGAGTAAATTTAATGAGATTGGCGGTTATGATGAAACTTATTATTGGGGGTTTGAGGACGTTATTTTTTCATCTAATATATTTAAAAAAGGTAAAACAATTAAACAAACACCTTTAAACTATCTTCATTTTAATGGCATGTCAACCATGATACTACAATTAGAAAATGATAAAGAGATAACTAAGAAAAGACTAAGAGAGATTAAAAATAAGTTTTTAGAAATGAAAACGATAGAAGAGTTCACCAAATTTAAAGATGAAAACACCACTTATATTAAGGTAAAAACTAAAAGTATAATAGATTCGTTTTTTGTTAGAGTATTGATGTTTTTAAAGAATAAATCCACATACACACTCATTAATAAAGATATAGGGGTAAATCTAGGGTATATCCAAACATTTACATATTGGGGGACAACCACAATACCCACCGAAATAATGAATAGTTTAATGCCACGAACTAAACAAGAATTAAAAAGTTTAATGGATGATATAAAAGGTAGTAAAAATGGTAAACTATATAGTAAATTAGAAAAATATAAAAACAAACACTTTAAAAAGTACTTTAACTAGTGACCCTTAGGCCCACCACTCATACTTTTTGGTGTTGTAGGTCCAGGGAATAATTTTGGGTATAAATTATGTGGGTTAAGAGAATTACCAGAACCATCTAATATCGAATAATGTAGGTGTGCACCACTACTTCTACCAGCCTTGCCCTCACCGTCTACATGTCCTTCACCACCACTAATACCTAATGGGAATCCTTGAGGGACGGACACTCCTCTAATAACCCGTGCCGGTATTACATAACCTAAATGACAATACTGTACGAATTTACCACCATCACACATCATAGTTACCATCCCACCACAAGCACCAACACCATACTTTGATTGTGTTACAACACCACTACATGTCGCAACAATAGGTTGACGGTTAACATCTCCTTGTGTATTAAGGTCGACACCATGATGTTTTCTCCCGAATCTTTTTGCTTGGTAGTAACTATTAATTATACCATCACTACCAGTATATATACTAGAGGTTGGTAATGGTGTAATATTAGGTTCACCAGATACTTGCTTATATTTTGCTTTTGAATTATATTTTTGGAATAAATTAAAACCTTTTATAAATAATTTAATATTAGTACGACTAAGGTAAGATAATGAGGCCTTATCTAATTCATCCATCTCCAATTTTCTAAACCACTCTACTACTTCAGGTACGGTATTAGATAAAAAACGGGTGAATGGGTTGCCACCAGGAACTACGGGGGAATTAGGTAAGGTTTCCACATCGATATCCATCTCTCCCGTAGGCCATAATCTACTAGACTCAACTAGAAACTTATATTGTTCTTCTTTAATTACTATCTTCACTTCATATTGATTTATATTAATAAATATACGATATTTAACATATGGAAATAGATAAATTAGAAAATCCCTTTATTAAGGTAACATGGGACGATGCACCAGAAAATTTTACACAAGAAAGGATTAAACGAGTAAGAAGTTACTTCCAAAATAAATACAATTCTAAAAACGTAACAGTTCTTACTAGAACCATAGATAGAAAATCTGGTGAAGAACTAGACATTGATTTAGAACAAAATGTTATGGACATGTCCTACCAAAGAAACCTAATGTCACAATTTGTTATGGCAAATGATATTATGGTAAACCTTGACCTATTAAAGAGATTAGATGATAAGGTAAACGCAAAAATAGCGGATGAAGTGGAAAATGACACCAAGTACAAAAGAGTATACATAAAAAATATAAAATTTTCTAATTTTCTATCATTTGGGGAGAATAACAGGATAGATTTTGATAAACTAGGGGGAATAACAGTAGTTGACTCAAACCCATCAAACTTTGGTGGTAAGACAGTTTTAGCGGTAGACCTTATACTATTCTTATTTTTTAACTCTACCACTAGAACTACAAAAGCTAGTGAAATATTTAATAGATTTAAAAAAGTTAATGAAGTGTTAGTACAAGGTGAGGTAGAGATAGATGGTGCTGATTATATAATACTTAGAAAAATTAAAAGGAAGAAAACAAAAAAGGGGGACTGGTCTGTTAGTACAAGCCTAGAATTTTTAGAAAGAAAAAAAGACGGGTCTTTACAAAATTTTACTGGAGAGCAAAGACGAGAAACCGAAAAATTTATAAAAGAGTCTATAGGTACTATGAATGATTTCTTATTAACAGTACTGACCACCGCCGGAAACCTAGAATCCTTAATAGACTCCAAACCCACAGAAAGAGGTGATATCCTAAGTAGATTTATAGGGCTAGAAATACTAAAAGAAAAAGAAGTTAAATGTAAAAAAATGTATTCTGAATGGTCCAAGAAGCTAATTTCCAATGTTTATAACGTTGAGGATTTAAAACAGAATATAAAAAGACAGAACGAAGAGAAAACCAACCTTCTAGAAAAAAATATTGATAATAAAGATAAGTTAAAAATAATCACCCAAGAATTAAAAAATAATAATAATTTAAGGGATACTTTAATGAGTCAGAAAATAACTGACATTGATACAGAGATTCAAAATGTTAACCCCAGACTTATTGAAGAAACTATAGTGTCTGAAAAATCATTATTAGACACTTTAAATCTAAAATTAAAAGTTTATGGGGATAGAGAAATTCCTGTAGAAGTAGACCTAGAATTACTAAGGGGGGATACATTAGAGAGGGACGACTTAAATACTAAACACATTAAAGATAAAATAAATTTAAAAAATTTAGAAAAAACTCTAGAAAACCTAAAAGAGTCTGAAATCTGTCCACTATGTAAACAAACAATTAAAGATGTAGACCACACTAAAGAAATAAAAAAACTAGAAAAAGAAAATAATTTTTTAAAGAATGACATAAAACAAGATAAAGAAAAATTAAAATTATTTAATAATAAAATAGAAGAACTAACCACAAAAAAAATAGTATTTGATGAGTATGAAAAAGAAATACTAAAAAAAGAAAGACTGACTCTGGAAGTTGGACAAAAAGAACTTGTGGTGGAAAAACTAAAAAATAAATTAAGTAAGTGGAAAGAAAATAAAGAAAGACTAGAAAACAACAGTAGGTTAGAAAAAGAAATACTAACCATAAACTCCACCATAGACAAATCAATCAACGATAAAGATAATCTAGTTAGGTCCATAGAGGGAAATAATAACAACATAAGTAATTGTGAGTTAATAATTCTAGAAGATAAAAATAAAATAGATAAAATTAAAAAAGAAAATGAAGTAGAAGAAATTTTCAGAGCTTATTTAACAGTATTTGGTAAAAATGGAATAATAAAAACAATAGTAAAAAGTGTAGTACCCAAACTTAATTCTGAACTAATGAGACTTTTGTCGGATGTAACTAACTTTATGGTAGAAATAAGAGTAAACGATAAAAATGAGGTGGAGTTTTGGATGGTAGATAATGACAGTGGTGTAGAAAAACTTCTTTCTACTGGTAGTGGTTTTGAAAAAACCTTAGCTTCATTGGCTATTAGAACCGTCCTAACCAAAGTATCTTGTTTACCCAGACCTAATATAACAGTATTTGATGAGGTTTTAGGTAAAGTAAGTAATGAAAATTTAGACCAGGTTGGGCTTTTCTTTAGTAGAGTTAAAGATTATTTTGAAAATATATTCTTAATCACACACAATCCCTTAGTTAGGGAATGGTCAGACAACATAATAACAATAAATAAAGAAAAAAATATTTCTACAATTTAATAAATATTTATAGTATATGGGAAACAACATTAAAAAATATCTTTTATTTATGTTTGGTAATTGGACCAAAGTAGAAAAAAATTCAGATATATTTAACAACATTAAGGATTTAATGGAAAGCATAGTATTACATGATGAATTTAGTTTTATAACTGGGGACCATGTAATGATAATGTGTATAAAATCTAAAATGTCGTTTGAAGAGATTGATGACATGCTTAAAGAATTCCTAACACCTTATATTAGTACATTTTTTTTAATGCCTAAACCAAGAAAGTTAGCTTATAGACTAGACGGTATTTTAGAACAACATCTTTTTGGTAACACAGGTAAGATGAGGCCACCTCACAACATAGACCCAGCTTTGGCAGAAAAAATATCTAAACAACTAAGAATGATAGTAGAGTCAAAAGTAAATAAAATGGTAAAAAACACGAACCCACAACCATCTAAAATACTACGACCATTTACTTTAGATTGTCTTTTAGATAAAATTATTGATGAAGGAATGGGTAGTTTAACAATAGAAGAAAAAGAATTCTTAAATAAATTTAATAAATAAAATAATATGAAATTAGATAGTCAAAAATATAAATTAACGGTATTCAGTGAAGATGGGTGTCCTGACTGTGATGAGTTAAAAAAAATATTATCCGAAAATAAAATACCTTTTATGGTCAAATCTATAACAGTAGAAAATGATGAAAACGGTAGACCCAAGAGAACGTCAGAAGAAGCCGATAATAGATGGGAGTTCCTAGATATATCAAAAGACATACCAGCAATTGGGTATGTTCCTTTGATTGAAATAGAGGACAATGTTGGTGTGAAAATATATAGAAGTTTAGCTATCCCAGACCTAGTAATCCCAGAAGAATTAAAAGAATACTTTTTTGATAATTCAGAAGAAGCTTTAAAAGCCTTAAAACCTTACCTTATTTCCTAGTAAATTATTTGTTAGTTTAAAAGTTATTTATTATCTTTGTGCCGTAAAGACAATATACTGACAAAAAGTCAGTTAATATGTCATGGTACACTAATTGTAGTATTAATAATTAAAAGAATAATAAATGGCAAAAAATACATTCATAAACCAACAAGAAATATCTCACTACCTAAAAGATGTTAGAAAAATAAAAGTTTTAACACCCGCTAGAGAAAAAGAATTAGCTAAATTAATAGCAAACAAGGAAACCCCAGTAGAAGTCATTGATGATATTAATAAAGAATTGTTAGAAGGCAACCTTAGATTTGTAATTAGTGTCGCAAAAGAATACCAAGGACAAGGAATTGAATTGAGTGATTTGATAGCGGAAGGAAACTTAGGTTTGTTAAAAGCAATTAAGAATTTTGATTGGGATAAAGGATTTAGGTTTATATCTTACGCTGTTTGGTGGGTTAAACAATCCATATTACAATGTTTAAATGAGAACGCAAGAACAATCAGGTTACCGGTAAATATAATTCAAGAACTACATAGAGAAAAAAAGAAAATTGGTGAAGAAATAGAGGTGATGTCAAGTAAACTAGCTTTACTACCAAAAACATTCAACTACGACAAACCAATTAATGATGAAGGTGATACATTAGTTGACATTCTTGAGAATAAAAATGCTGATAACCCTGAAGATATTTTTGCTGACGAGGTAAGTCTTAAAGACGAATTATTTAAATTAATGAGTAATTTAGATGAAAGGGAAAGAAATATAGTTATTGATTATTATGGCATACATGGGACACCACCGATGACACTACAAGATATTGGTGATGAACTGAGTCTAACTAAAGAAAGAGTAAGACAAATTAAAGAAAAAGCCTTAAGAAAATTAAGAAATGAGAGCTACCAGCTGTTAGAATACCTTACTGATTAATATTTATCATTAAAAGATAAATGAAAAAAAGATTATTTCCACTATTAATAGCACTATCCGCGTTAGCTGTTTCAGGTAGTGCAGCGTTCTATTCGGTATTCGGATTAAGTAAGTTATTCGCGGGAGCGAGTACACAAGTAATTATTATGGCAGGTTCATTAGAGTTTGCTAAACTAGTAGTAGCTTCCCTACTATACCAATACTGGGACACTATAAATAAATGGTTAAGAACTTATTTAGCGATTGCTTGTTTTGTTCTTATGATAATTACATCAGGAGGTATATATGGATTCTTATCAGGAGCTTACCAATCAACAGCAACCCAATCAGAGCTATTAGATAAATCACTTCTAATTCTAGAACAGAAACAAGATAGGTTTGAAGAAACAAAAGAAGACTTAACTATTGAGAAAAATCAAATAAACAAATCTATTTCAGATTTAAGAATATCATTATCTAACCCACAACAAGTATCATGGTATGATAAAAATTCTGAAACAGTTATCACATCAACATCTAGTTCAGCTAGAAGAGCACTACAAGCAGAATTAAAAACCACAATTACCGATAGAGACAACATCAATATTAAAATAGAAGCTGTAATGGATTCTATTAATAAAACTGACATAACTTTATTAGACAAAGAAGTATCTAATGAAGCTGAAAGTGAATTAGGACCATTAAAATATTTAGCTGAGACAACCGGGTACCCAATGAATCAAGTTGTTAACTGGTTCTTATTACTTATTATATTTGTATTTGACCCACTAGCAATCGCACTAGTTGTAGCCGCCAATATGGCATTCGCTCAAATAAGAAAACCAGAAATAGATTTTGATTTAGACAACCCACAACCACCAAACGACAAACTAAAAAAGGATGTGGAAAAATATAAAGAAGTTGAGGAAGAAGTTAACGAAGAGTACTTTAGTGATTTACAGGAGTATATTGAATTTATTAAAGAAGAACCACTAGACGATTTAACCTACCCACAATTCGTTGATAAACATTACCCTAAAACTCAAATAGACATACCAACACACGACCCACAAACAGGTGAATTAAATCCATATTACAAAGAACTAACAGGTGAAGAAAACCCACTAGAAGAATTTGATAACATTCCAGAGGATATAAAGAATAAAGAAGATGAGCTAATGCTAGAGGCAGAAAAGCGAATGAACATAATAGGACAAAATGGTAATGATGGGTTACACTATGAGCAGGAGAAAAAGAACATAGACCATATAGAAACAAAGGTGTTATTCCGTACCCAAGAGGAAATCTTAAAAATTATAAAACAACAACCTAAGCCGGAAGTCCTTGAAAATTTAGCAAAAATACCTAACATTACTTATAATGAAGATAATATACCACTTGATAGATTAACTGACACAACACAAACAATAATAGATGACACTCAACATCCCAATAAAACCAATACTAAACAAAAACTTACCTATAAAGGAAGGTAGTAACCAGGTTATATTATGTAATAGTAATAGAAATGCTAAAGATTTTTTAAAAAGCTTAAAATTACGTGTAAACGGGAAGTATGAAAAAATACCTAATTACTTCATTGAAAAAAATGGAAAAGTACATACTTTAAATAAAAAAGATGTAACCAAATTGTATTTTAAGGGATATCATGACAGTGGGGTTATTGTGGTTTGTTTAGAAAATGTTGGCTGGTTAACTAGAAGAAGCTCTGATGGTAGGTATGTTGATTGGCTAGGTGATATTTATAATAGTAAAGTCCATGAAAAAAAATGGAGAGGTAAACTTTTTTGGGATGAATATAGTTCGGTTCAGATAAATGAGACAGCTAAATTAATTAAAGAAGTTTGCAATAAAAATGATATACCTAATAATTTTATAGGACATAATGTCCTAGTAGAAGGTATTGAAAACTTTAGAGGGGTTACGTCTAGAAGTAATTATAGTGAATACTGGACAGACATTAACCCATCTTTTAACTTTAATGTTTTATGAGAAAAAATAGAGAAGAATATAACGATACACGTTACGATGAGATGAAGAACTTACTTAATAAGTCTAGGTATATATTTGAACAGATTACAGCTCCAAATACTAAGACACCAGTAGACTTAGAAAACGTAACTTTAGATAGGGATGAGGAAAAAGTAAAAGAGTATGATGTGTCTAGTGGTAAAATGATAGTTCGTGGTTATACAACCCCAGATATAACACTAACAGACGAAGAAAAAAACACATACCAAGAAACTATGGACGACTTTATAGAACAAGTGTCTGATTTGGTAGATTATGGACCGTTAACTATGTATCGTAATAATGTTGAGTGGTCTGGAAAACTAGTTAAATTTGATACTGAATTTTTTTATAGTGTAGGTGAAAAAAATGGTGTATATATAATAGGAAGTATGATTAAGGTAGATGAAGAGTTTACCGACATGATTAATAAACTAAAAGATTACTATCAGGTGTTTTCAGCAAAATGGGCGGGGGTATTAGCTGATAGAAAATCTACAACAGCAATAGAAGAAGAAGAATAATATGGAATTTTTAAAAAAATCGTGGAAATGGGTATTAGGGGTCATAGGATTCTTTATAGGGCTTGTATGGATGATGAACACCAACTCCAGTAGAAAGGTTAAGAAGATTAAAAAGAATATTAGAGGTAACGAAAATAAAACTAGTGAGGTTACTGGTAAGATAAAGTATATTAAAAAGAAAAAGAAAGTTACAAAAAAGAAAATCGATGATACCGATAAGGAATTAAAAGAACTTAAAACAAAAAAACCTAAGGCAAAAAAGAAAACACCTAAACAAGCAACCAACTCAATAAAAAATAGATTATGAAAAAAATTAAACTAACCGAAAAAGATTTAACAAAAATAATTAAAAACATTATTAAGGAACAACATTCGGATTGGGAGCATTCATCAGATACTTGGCAAAACCAAAAGAAAGCTAGGGATAAAAAGAAGTATTGTAAGGGGTCCACACTTAAAATGGGACACTATGATGGGCAATATTGTAATATAGAGACTAATTGGCGAGACTGGGAAACAAAATCGAGTGTCATAACAGGTGGTGTTAGTGATGGTGGTAAATGGAGTTGTAGGTTAAATGCGTGCGTCGCGGCTTTTAATACAAATGCTTTAAAAAATAGCGATAACTAATACACTCCCTTATATTTATAATAAAACTATGAAAAAACTAGTACTAATATTATTATTGATTACCCCAGTATGGGCCTTTACTCAAACAAATACTTTTACCGAACAGGAGGTAGTTAAAATAGACTCACTATTTCAAGTGTATGAACAAAATGATAGTTTGCAAAAACTAGAGATTAATTTATTAAACACACAAATCACCAACTACAAAACATTACACACACAAGATAGTCTTCATATAGCTTTTATGGGTGAGAAAACTGACCTACTAAATCAGAGAATAGATTTATATATGGATTTAACAAAAGAACTGAGACCAAAGTGGTATAATAAACCAGTTATACACTTCGTTTTAGGTGCAGCAACAATTATTACATCATCTTGGGTAGTATCTAACGTTAACTGATATTTATAAGTAATGGCATTAACAAAAACAGATAGAGACGAGATAGCAAGAATCGCTAGAAAAGAAATGAAAGACTTCATGACTAAACCACAATTTAAGAATGAGGTAGAAAAAGTTGTGGCTAATGAGATTAAAAAAGGAAGAAATACTAGGGCAGAAATTGTAGATATTGTTAGTAAGGTTATGTTAGAGTTATATAAAACATTTTGGTTTAGACGTAGTATGTGGCAATCAGAATTAAAAAGAGTTAGATAAAATGGGACAATTACAAAATAATTTTGATGCCGCTATAAATAAAGCAATTGAGGGTCCGGATAAAATGTTTTTTAAAAGCTTATTAAAAAATCAAAAAGATATGGAGGAAGTAAAAGAAGAAGTGAGAACACATAAAGGTAAAAAATGTGCTGAGATACACCCTGGAATTTTACACTCTGAATGGGTAAAGGGGGATAAGGAAGAGGAAGTGGGTGAACAAACAACTTCTGCAAGTTCAGGAGCTTTTTCGGCTCCTTTAGGGTTTGACCCAAGATTTAAAAAGAAAAAGAAAGAAAAACAAGAAGAGGTGGGTGAACAAACTACAGCTGCAAGTTCAGGGTCATATGAAACACCACAAATGTGGGCTAAAGACAAAAAAAATTGGAGAGGAGCGGCAAAAACACAATGGCCAGGAGGTAAATTTGTTAAAATAAAAGACAAATGTAAAAAGTTCCCATACTGTAATCAAGGAGATATAAACGCTTTAGACCTAACAGAAAACAATAAAATTAAAAAAGCAATTAATGAAGTTTCTAAGAAAACCGGTAAAGATAAAGACTATATTAAAAATTTGGTAAAAAAAGAAATAGAAGAGATTATAAGTAGAAGTTTCTATAAGTCACCAATAACTAGTCTTGTAGGTAAAGCAAAAATGAACACCCCAATAGGTAAAATTTCTACAATGGGGTCAAACGTAGGGGGGAAATACGAATAAATAGATATTTATAATAAAAAGAAATTATGTCAATACTAGCAAAAAGTCCAGATTTAACACAAATTATAAGAAAAGCTGTAGACCGAATAGGTGAAAATCATGCATTAGCACGTGACCATAAAGGTTTAGAAATCAAAGCGTCAGAAACTCAAGTAATTGAAGAGGCTTTAAAAGCTGTCGCTGATGAAATGGCAGAAAAAATGGTATTAGAAAATACAATTGATGGTATGGTTAAAGAGGTTATGTCTGAACAAGGGTCAGGGGATACAAAAGAATTCCTAGACAAAGTAAAAAAGAAATATGACCCAAACTATGAAGAGTCACCAACAGGGGATACAAAAGAATCTAGAATTAGTGAATCTACCACAGACACTATTAAAAAATTAGTGAGAAAAAAATTAAAGGAAGCAAAAAAAGACCCGGGAATGCGAGAGTATGAAAGAGCACATAAAACTAGTGGTAGTGAAAGTAAAAAATATCTAAAAGATACAAAAAAGAAGTTTAAAGACTATGAGACTTTTGAAGGTAACACAAATCCAGAGTTCCCCCACCAGGAAGACTCAAAAACAGACCCAGAAAATATAGGATATCAATACTATAGAAATAATGACGACGACCAAGAATTTATAGATGATTTTGCTCATCCAGGATTAGCCGACTTTGATATTAATAACTTAAATATGGAAAAACTAACCGATTACCTAGAAGGTTCTTCAGAAACAGGAAATGCTCAAGAAGATGAAGACGGGGAATTGTTAGGTAATGTTGGTTATAAAAGTAATTTAGGGGAAAAAATAAAAAAGTCAGCTGAACGTAGAAAAGAAAAAATAGCCACTCAGAAAGCATCCATGACAAACCTAAAAGGTATCACACCAGATGTACAAAAAGTGCTACAAGTAAAAGAAGGTGTTGGAATTGATGTTGAAAGTATGAAAAGATTATGGGTTTATAATAAAAATACTCAGTAATTCTATTTACCTCACCCCTATACATCACCTATCTTTATATTAACAAAAAGATATGGAAAGAAGAAGATTACTACCTGAAGAATTTTTAAATTATATAACTGAACCTATTAGTAGTGACGAAATGAATCTATGGGTTAAAGTTAATAATATAAATGCAGAAAAATCTGAACTTTTTTGTGATTATTTGGATTCACTATATGGGGTAATTATTGATACCTATTTAGGTGAAGATATTATAAAAAGTGAAAGTGAAAAAAAAGGTCATTTTAATTGGTGTTGGGAGAAGACAATAAATAACTTTAAAAAAGAGAATATCCTATTTAGAAAAGAAGGTAAACACTATGTTTATTTATGGAATTTTTTTGACGAGTCTTACTACCAACACACTAATAACGAAGAACACATTACAAAACTTAGGTCATTTTTAAGTACATTATTTACGTTATATATTAATAAAACTAAATCAGAATTAGATATGTTTAATGAAATATATAAAATTCTAGATGACAGCTTGACTGTGGCTAAATAATTAATTAAGTTTAACCTATGAGAATATTAAATATTATTAGTAACGAGCTTATAACAGATAAACAAAAGTTAGAACACGAATTAGAAAGAGTACTCAATCTAACCACGGACACAACTGAAGAAAAGTTAGAGTTAAGTATGAAACTAATTAATAAATTAACCCAGGCTAATGCAAATATTGGTACTTGGGAAACTTATATAAATAAAGAAAAAGAAAATAAATAACATGGAGACATTAACAAAATTAGAAACATTGGTAACAGCAGTAAAAGTAGATGCTGAAAAATTTTTTGATAAAAAAAATAAAAGTGCTGGGATACGTGCTAGAAAATCAGCACAACAACTGAAAAGTGTTCTACAGGACCTAAGAAAAGAAATATTAGAAGAAAGTAGAAAATAGATGGCTGGTTGGGTATACACATTAATATTTATATTTTTTTTACTACACCTAGGTAGGAGTGCTTTTTTATTCGTAACAAAGTTACTATCAACAGACCCCGATAGATACACCCTAGTTAAAGAAGAATTAATTTTATTAGGTATTGCAATATCCTACACACTTACTTATTTGATTTATTAAATGTCACTATATAGCGAAATATTAGAATTTGGAGTCTATTTTCATAGTATTAGAAAACATGAAGAGTTTATAGTTATTGATTTAAAACTACCTTTAAGTTGGGAAGATAAAAGAGTTTTAGAGAGTAGAGGTGGTAAAGTACAAATTAAAGTGGGGGTTACCCAAAACGACTCAAAACTAGTATCTTTTTTTCATATGTTTAATGGAGAAAGTTGTGATATATTAATTGATGAAATAAAAGCTATAATTAAATGGAACAAAGATGTGGAAGAGAAAAATAGTCTATTATCTTTAAAAATGATAGAATTGAAAAAAATGTTTGAGGAAAACAATGTAGATTCTTTGAGACAGCTAAATTTTAATTTTGAAAAAAATAATATAGAATTAAATGGAGAAAAAACAACTGAAGACCTGGTTGGAAAAGGAAGTATTGAAGGACCACCAGGAAATCTTGCAACATAAAAAAAGAGTAATAAAAGAAATAAAGAATAGCACAATCCAGGAGTTTATAAATAAAAGAGAAATTAAACAAAAACCCCAAGGAGGTACAGGAATATGGAAGAAAATCAAAAAATTTCTAAAGTTTTAGAAGATTGTGCTGAAATAGCGGAAAAGATTAAAAATAACCCATACCTAGTTAATCAAAAAATAGAATTAAATATAGAATCTGGTAAATTTGACGAGGTACTACTTGAAATAGAAGAATTTGTTAGGGTTAGGGTCGATAGAAACCAAGATAAAATATCTCTTAATATAGGTGATGTTGAATTTATATTTTTAAAAAATTAATAAGTATATTGTTTTTGTAAAAAACTTCTCTTATACCCCTTAGACTCCAGTAAATCATATAATTGTTTACGTTGAACGGTATCACTATCAACAACAAATAAACAGTCATACCTACCGATATCTAAAAATCCCACCTCAATCACCCTTAACAACCTAATAGAGTCTGATACTGTTTTAAGACTAAATACGTTTAAAGAATCATCTTGGTGAATCACCAACTTATTATTTAAAGTAAAAACTTGTTTAAAAGGGTTACTGGATAAGTATACCTTAAAAAACTCGGAAAAAGTAATCTTTGTTTTGGTATTATGGTCGTAGATATATTCCTCTTTCCAGTAAGGTAATATTTTAATTATACTATACTCAGAGTTCCCCAGAGACAGTTTTCGACTTCTACCGATATTATCCTTTACATGTAATACGTCATCTGAGTCCTCAGTAGTAATAATTGCCAACTCAAACATAACCTTCTTACGAGAAATATATTCTGTTATGAATTTAGGCTTTTTTTCTTCTATAAATTTACTATACTTAGTTAAGATACTTTTTTTGTTATTAGAAGAAAAGAAAACTTTATTTCTTTCACCATTTCTAAATAAGACAATTTTGTATTTATTTCTATTATAAACCATATGAATAAAGATTATTATAAAATTTTAAATATAAATAGAGGGGCAACTAAAGATGAAGTAAAAAAATCATTTAGAACCCTATCCAAACAACATCACCCAGATAAGGGTGGTGATGAAAATCTATTTAAACAAATGTCCGAAGCCTATGATGTTTTGAGCAATGACAATAAACGTAGGGAATATGACACTAGAGGGCAAAACCCATTTCACCATCACGGTGGAGGTGGTGGGGGAGGGTCCAATATGGACGACCTATTCAATCAGTTTTTTAGAAACCAACCAAACCAATCTAGACAACAAGATAATATTGGCAGGAGTTTGAACATTCCTCTTTCTGTTACATTAGACGATGTTTTTTTTGGGGCCACAAAAAGATTAAAATATAGTAGAAATATTAATTGTTTATCTTGTCATGGGTTTGGTGGAACAACACAAATTTGTCCAGCATGTGCTGGTAGGGGATTTCATGAACGAATGGTGGGTAATGCTTTTATTAGACAAATAAGAAAAGAAATGTGTAATACTTGTGCGGGAGCGGGTAATATGGTAGTTACTACTTGTAACGCGTGTAATGGTAAAGCCCAGAATCAACGAGATTCCTATATAGACTTCGCTATACCAACAAATCTAATGCCTGGACAATCATTCACATTTAGAAATATGGGTGATGAAGCTCCTAAATCACCAGCGGGGCATCTTACCGTACAAGTTATGGTGGAACCGCATAAGGTATTTAAATTAAATGGTAAAGATTTAATATATGAACCAGAAATAAATTTTGTTGATGTAATATTAGGTGGTAACATAGTTATACCATATTTTAATACTAATTTAAATGTGGAAATGCCACCTTTCAGTGAGGTAGGTCAGAATTTTACAGTTCGTGGTAAAGGGATGCCTAGAAGTAATGAAACAGATGGGAATATCGTAGTCCAACCGATAATAAAAACACCAAAAAAACTAAATGATAGGGAAAGTGAATTACTTAACTCCTTAAAAGAAGAAGAAAATTTTAAAAGATAGATATCAAAAATCTAATAATGGTATAATAACCTACAATTAAAGGGAACCAACCAAAAAACCACATTAGGTAAGTTTCTTTTTTATTTAATTTACCCATACTATCATCCCACAATCTATTTCTTAATTCAGATTCGTCATATTGAGGGTTACCTTTTACGGAATTAATTCCATTATTAAACATTTGGGACACCTTACTGGATTTACAATTTTTACAAGCCATAATTTTTTATTTAAATATAAATATTGGTAATTAACAAGTCAACAAAACTTGAAATATCACTTAAAATATATTATTATTATAATATGGGAGAACAAACAACAATATTTGACATTATAGAGGCTGAGGATTCTTTTAACTTCGAAGAAAACAAACAAAACCTTATAGATAATCTAGACATGCTTAAAGAAATGTCTGTAGAAGAACAAACACTTTATAAAAAGTGGCAAGAAATGAATAAGGGTGGTAAGATGGAAAAGGTAAAAAATAAATTGTATGACTACCGAACGAATCTATTTGCACCATCAGATTTAGATGATGTAGAACACACTATAAGACAAATTGAAGATTTAGAACCTTATGTTGTTATGGCAACACCAGGAAAAGGTGTTACAGAATGGGTAAACTACCGAAAACTTATACACACAATGGAATGGGTTGCAAACCCTGGACGTAATATGAAATTCTGGGTAAGAGATAGGAAAACAGATAAAGTCCTTGGTTTGATATGTTTAGGGTCTGACGTTACAAGTATTAAAGTTAGAGACGCTTATATAGGTTGGGATAAAACTAATAAGTTTGACCAACATAAGTTAAACAACACAGCTATAGCTACAACGATATGTTCCACACAACCAGGTGGGTATAATATGTTAATGGGTAAATTGATAGCAGCATTAACTACTTGTAAAACAATTAGAGATGCTTGGGAAGAAAAATACGGTGATAAGTTAATTGCTGTAGGAACGACAGCACTGTATGGAATCAACTCAATGTACAATGGAATGCCACACTTTAAAACAATGGGGGAAACCTCAGGTAAAGTTAGGTTAAAACCTGATGATAGTGCATACCTACCATGGAACAAATGGTTAAAGGAAAACCACCCAGAAGAACACGCGAAAGCTATAAGTGCTACAGGACCTAAACAGAACATACTTAACAAAGTTTTTAAACATTGTGGGATAAAGGGGTCAGCATACGACCACGGGTTTAAGAGAGGTGTCTATCTTGCAATGATGTATGATAATGGTTGTGAGTTCTTAAGGGGTGAAATAGAAGAAAAAGACCTAAAGATGAAGAAGAAATTCCAAGACGACATTCCATATACAGATAAATGGTGGAAGAAAAAAGCGATTAGAAGATATAAAAGTATGCATGAACAAGACAGAATCAAACCAGAAATGTTATTCTATTGGGATGTTATTGGATTAACCTGGGAAGAAACACAAGAAAAATACATGAAAGAAGTTGGAAGATAAAATAATAGATATGAAAGTAGACCAAGACCTTGCAAAGGACATTAAACGACTGGCCAAAGCAATGGAACAATTAGTAAAATTAATAAAACAAACAATAAAAGAAAATCAGTAAAATGAAAGATAATAACGACATAACACTACAAAAAATTTTAATATTGTTAGTGATAACAGTACTAACAGTGTTTCTACTACCAGCCTGTAGTCCAGAAACAGAAAATAAAAAAGAATTAAGTGTAATACCAACTAAAGTTAATGTTCTATGGCAGAATGGTTCTTCTTGGGGAGATTCTACTATTAAACTTGTCGCAAAGGTAAACCCAGATAAGTTTATCATCAATGTAGATGGACCTGGTTCTAATGATACAAATAAACATACTGGTCCACATGCTAAGGACTTGATTATCTTTTTAGATTCTCTTAGTAAATATTGGACTGGGACTTTGGCTATGCATCCTGATTGTTCTCTTGGAGACTTTAAGAGAGATTGGAATATTGGTGGTGTGTACGATACTATGCCTTGGGCTGCTTACGTTGATTACTTTCTTCTTCTTAATGATTCTCTTAAGTCTCACGGTATCTCTCCGTTTACTGAGTTGTTGATTGAGACTGAGAACTCTATGATGAGTGCCAAATCAATTGACCAGAAACCTTTGTTCGATAAGATTAGAGCTAAGATTAAGGATTCTAGTATTATGTTGTCGGCAACTTCTGACTGGCATGCCAAATGGAAAACTTGGGGTGTAAACTACTATTACGCTCAGATGTACGATATGTGTTACCCTTTGGAGACTGGAGGTATGCCTTCTCTCTGTGGTGCTAATCCCGGTAGGACGGGTAGAGCCGATACGATTGTTCCTTATTTTGTCAATGCTATTATGAATGTTAATAACTCTGAGATGATTAATAAGGATGGAGTCTATTTTATCTTTTCTTTTGCTCCTAATAAAAAATGCCCTAATTATAACTCTCCTCAGTTTGGTGAGAATAAGTTGGTTTGGGATGAGAAAGACTTTATGTATTTCCTTTCTTCTTTCGAGAATACCTTAAAACCTCACACCACTTCGACTATTAATGTTGGTGTGTGGGATACTAGAACACTAGTAAGAAATTGGTAAGATAATATGACAGATACAAGACTCTTAATAGCATTATTCATTTTAGAAG